AAACTGCAGATCAGTTCCATTTTTTTGTTTGAATAAGCCTGTCCCTGTACCCACATTAGATGCAGTGTTTGTCTCACCAAAAGGTGTAGATATTGTTATATAATCACTGCTTGATACTACAGATGTGTTAGATCCGGCTATTAATGACTTAAACTCAAAATTAACACCTAATTTTTGTTTAAAAATTTCTTCGCCGGTTCCAATATTAGATGCAGTATTAGCTTCACCCGCGTCTCCTATACTAGATTGCGCTCTACAGTCAAACCTAAATATATTGGAATTCTCTATTATGTTAGATGCTGAGCCAGCAGTTTTAAATTTACCGCTAGAATCAGTACATTGTAATTTAATATAACCTATTGGAGAACTAAATGCGGAAAATAAAAAACCTGGATTAAAAGTTGCTGTAACATTTTCTATTAATAGTATATCTTCAGATTCTGTTGTTAGAACATCATCAGATTCTGTTGTTAAATATACCTCTGATACAGCTGGAGATTCATCGGGAAAATATTCTAATTCATCTGAAAAATCTACCAGTATAGACCCTGTATCTGATAATTTAAAAGCTGCTACTCTATAATAGCCAACAGTATTACTAATAGGCCATGTTATTTCAAAATCTGAGGGGTTAGAAACGGTCTGAGCCTGAAAATCTATCCATAAGGAAGATAGGTCTGTAAATATTTGACTTTGAACGGGTGGACCTATTTTATTTGCACCACTTGGAGCTATAGTAGAAGAATTTGAAAAATTTATTTTTGAATCTGGAGTGGGAAATGACGCTGATATTTTTAGTGGAAAATCTAGGTCTATATTTATATTGTCTATGATCTGGCCAAGATGGTGACCACTAATTAACCCTAATTGCTTAAAATTTTGTGTTTTAGCTTCAATCTGAAAAGTATCTTGTTTAGTTATTGACATATTTTTAATTATTAATTTTAATATATTTACCAGATTCTTCTGGTAATGTTAATGATATTGGTTGAAAATTTGTATCGAATACATATACCTCACCAGAATATGTAGGACTAGAAAAATTACCGCCATCTTTATATGCCCCTACAATAACGCTGTCTCCATTTATGGCAACTGACCAACCAAAAGAATCTTCTCCACTCTCATTGTCATCAGGGGAACTGGGTGAACTAAGCTGCCTTATAAGATCCCAACTCTCAATTCCAGTTGTATTTTTTTTATAAAGATAAGCTTTACCATGAGTCGCACCATCAGAAATATCACTGTATGCACCTACTATTATATAGTCACCACTAATACTAACTGAATTACCAAAATAAAAAAATACATCTTCACTATTAGAGTTAAGTGTTTGAGCAAAACCCCAGTTGTCAACTCCGCCACTATCTTTCTTAAATACATAGGCTTCACCAGCGTTATTTAAAGTTTCAGTAGAGCCGTCATCTTGAGGTGCTCCTACTACTATATAGTCGCTATTAATTGCAACTGAAGAACCAAATTTGTCACTTGCATCTGGATTATTAGAGTTTAGTGTTTTAATTAAGCCCCAGTTGTCAGGTCCACCGCTGTCTTTCTTAAATACATAGGCTTCACCAGCATCACCGATGGTATCGGTAAGCCCAGTTCCGTCATCTTGAGGTGCTCCTACTACTATATAGTCGCTATTAATTGCAACTGAAGAACCAAATTTGTCACTTGCATCTGGATTATTAGAGTTTAGTGTTTTAATTAAGCCCCAGTTGTCGACTCCACCACTGTCTTTCTTAAATACATAGGCTTCACCGGCATCATTTAAAGTTTCAGTAGAGCCGTCATCTTGAGGTGCTCCTACTACTATATAGTCGCCGCTAATAGCTACTGACCAGCCAAAATAATCACTTGCATCTGGATTATTAGAATTTAGTGTTTTAATTAAGCCCCAGTTGTCAACTCCACCACTATCTTTCTTAAATACATATGCTTGACCAGCATTAGGAAGGTTTACACCTGGAGTACCACTGCCTAGTGGTCCCCCTACCACTATATAGTCGCCGCTAATAGCTACTGACCAACCAAATTGAGGTTGTTCATAAATTGAAGAGGTATGAGTCAGTGTCTTAATAGATGTCCAGTCGTTAAATCCAGTTGTATTTTTTTTAAAAATAAAAGCTCTACCTTGAATATTACTTTGATTTGGCGCACCGATAACGATGTAACCACCATCTACACTAACGCTATGCCCAAAAAGACCACCAACCACAACATCAATAATTGGTGAATTTAATATTTCATAAGTTTTAGTTAATGTTAAAAAATTACTAGAAAGTAACGCACTATTTGATAAATCACTGTCGGTAACATCTCTACCATCTAGAGGTACCCATGTACTTCCATCTGGAAGAGCTGCTTGAAAACTACTATAGTTCATAGCAGATTCAACTATATCACCTAGCACATAAGGATTTACTGCTGTATTTGTTGTGTCATTTATGGTTATGCTGTTAGATCCAGAAACTATAGATGTGCCAAAACCAGAAGTTAAAGACCTAAATCTTAAATTAGCACCTATTTTATCTTTAAAAAAATTTATGCCAGTTCCAACGTTAGAAGCAGTATTGGCCTCACCGCCAAGTGATATTAATTCTATTGACTCTGATAGTTGATTTATAGAAAATCCTGCTCCAGCCACTAGTGATTTAAACTCTAGATTTGCTCCAATTTTTTGTTTAAAAATACCAGCACCAGTACCTACGTTAGAGGCGGTATTGGTTTCACCAAGAGGCGTAGATATTATTATTTCGTCTGACATGCTACTAATAGTAGTTGCTGTACCAGCTACTAGTGATTTAAACTGTAGATCAGTTCCAATTTTTTGCTTAAATAAGCCTATGCCTGTGCCTGTATTAGAGGCTGTATTAATTTCTACAGCTCCAGTACTTATAGATATACTATCTATGCTAGAAGTAATAGTGGCATTACCGGCTGCAACTAAAGATTTAAATCTTAAATCAACTCCAACTTTCTGCTTATAAAAGCCTTCGCCAATGCCTACATTAACAGCATTATTTATTTCGCCGCTGCCTTCTCCGCCTCCACCAGATCTAGAGTCAAACCTAAATATATTGGAATTCTCTATTATGTTAGATGCTGAGCCAGCAGTTTTAAATTTACCGCTAGAATCAGTACATTGTAATATTACGTAACCAAGAGGAAGACCGCTCGATACGAAAAAATTACCTGGATTTTCTAAATTTGTCTCTAAAGAAAATTCATCAGAAAATATGACTGATATTTTTCCAGCACCAACTAGTGTAAATCCTGCTATTCTATAATAGCTAACTGTATTAGACGTAGGCCATGTTATCTCAAAGTCTGAGGGATTAGATACTGTTTGAGCCTGGAAATCTATCCATAGAGAAGCTAGATCAGTAAATATTTGACCTTGAATAGGTAAAGTTATACTTACAGTATTATCTGCTGCTATTATTTTTGAGTCAGAGAAGTTTATTTTTGAATCTGGAGTGGGAAATGACGCTGATATTTTTAGTGGAAAATCTAGGTCTATATTTATATTGTCTACTAAATTACTTAGCAAATAATTATTACTAAGGCCTAGTTCTCTTGAATTATCTGTTTTAGAACTTATTTGTCTGAGATCTTGCTTTGTGTTTGACATAATGTATTTAATTGTTTATTTTAATATATTTATTACTTTCAGTCGGTAGATATAAGATATTATTAGATTTAATAAATAAATAAGCTTCACCGGCATTAGGCACTCCCTCTGAAATATCATCATCTAAATAAGCCCCTATTACTATATGTTCACCATCTATAGCTACCGAATTGCCAAATCTATCAGTATTACTTTCATTAGGCGAATTCAGAGTCTTGATCCATCCCCAGTTATTGGGTCCACCCTGATTTTTTTTAAATATGTAGACTTCACCGGCTCTACTAATAGCATCAGTAGAGCCACCGTCATCGTAAGCTCCCACTACTATATAGTCACCATCTATAGCTACTGAATTGCCAAAAAAATCATCTATGTCTTCATCTGGCGAATTAAGTATCTTAATTAAGCCCCAGTTATCAGGTCCACCTTGATCTTTTTTGAATATGTAGACTTCACCAGCTCTACTAATAGCATCAGCAGTACCATCATCTAAATAAGCTCCTATTACTATATAGTCACCATCTATAGCTACTGACGAGCCAAAATAATCACTTGTATCTTCATTGGAAGAGTTAAGCGTCTTAATTAAACCCCAGTTATTGGGTCCACCCTGATTTTTTTTAAATACATAGGCTTCACCAGCGCTACTTATAGCATCAGTAGAGCCACCATCATCGTAAGCTCCTACTACCATATAGTCATCATCTATAGCCACTGACCAGCCAAAATTATCACTTGCATCTTCATTGGAAGAATTAAGTGTTTTTATTAAACCCCAATTGTCAGTTCCGCCTTGATCTTTATAAAATACATAGGCTTCACCAGCGCTACTTATAGCATCAGTAGATCCGTCATCTTGAGGTGCCCCTACTACTATATAGTTACCGCTAATAGCTACTGACGAGCCAAAATAATCACTTGTATCTTCATTGGAAGAGTTAAGCGTCTTAATTAAACCCCAGTTGTCAACTCCGCCCTGATCTTTTTTGTAGACATATGCTTCACCAGCACCGCCTATAGCATTAGTGGAACCTCCTTCGTAAGGTGCTCCTACTACAATATAGCTGCCACTAATGGCTACTGAAAAGCCAAAATCACCAAGTGGCAAAGTAAGAGTCTTTATCAGTCCCCAGTTGTTAACTCCGCCAAAATCTTTTTTATATATATAGACATCTCCGTCAAGAGAAAGACTACCAGCAGACCCATCATCCGACGGAGATCCTATTACCATATAATCACCATCTATAGCTACTGAATAACCAAACCAAGCACCTATAGCTGGCATTGGTGAATTTAAGATGCGTTCTGGTATCGATGAAATGTCTGGAATAAGCACGCTTTCGCTAGCATTTCCGCTATTAAGTAAATCACTGCCGGCTATGCTCCTTCCATCCATGGGCACCCAGTTAATTCCGTCCGGTCTAGATGATTGAAAATCTAAATAATTAAGATAAGATACTCTTATATCGCCCAACTCATTTTCTTGTGGTGGGATAATTGTATCTATATTTACAGAATTAGCACTAAAAGTTAAATTTATATTTGTGCCAGCTACTAGTGTTTTAAATTCTAGATTTACTCCAGTCTTCTGTTTGAATATGCCGGCTCCAGTTCCTACGTTAGATGCTGTATTAATTTCACCATTTATTGCACTTAAAGTTACAGCATCTGCACTAGAAGTTAGCACTAGATTTCCAACTGGTGTTAGTGTTTTAAATTCTAGGTTTACTCCAGTCTTCTGTTTGAATATGCCAGCTCCAGTTCCTACGTTAGATGCTGTATTAGCTTCGCCATATGATGTGCTTATTTCTATGGAATTAGTGCCTGGAGTAATAACTGCGCTGCCACTTGCTACAAGCGACTTAAACTCTAGATCAACGCCAGTTTTCTGCTTAAATACACCGGCTCCAGTCCCTACATTAGACGCAGTATTAGTTTCGCCTGGCGGTGTGCTTATGGTAATGCTGTCTGTACCTGGAGTTAGTGTTATGTTTGAACCGGCTACTAGAGTTTTAAACTCTAGATCAACACCAGTTTTCTGCTTAAATATGCCTTCACCACCACCTACATTAGACGCAGTATTAGCTTCGCCAGCAACTATACCACCGCCAGCTCTCCAGTCAAACCTAAATATATTGGAATTCTCTATTATGTTAGATGCTGAGCCAGCAGTTTTAAATTTACCATCAGCATGAGTACATTGCAGTACTGCGTAGCCTATAGATATTCCGCTTGGAATAAAGAATCCGCCTGCGTCTGGTAGGCTAGCTTCAGAGGCAGCCTCACTTGAAAACAATGCAAGAATATTGCCAGCAGTAGTAAGAGTAAACACTGCTATCCTATAATAGCCAACCGTATTAGACGTAGGCCATGTTATCTCAAAGTCTGATGTATTAGATACTGTTTGAGCCTGGAAATCTATCCATAGAGAAGCTAGATCAGTAAATATTTGACCTTGAATAGGCGGATGAACTTTGGTGACACCATCTGGACCTAGTATGGCAGAATCTGAGAAATTTATCTTTGAGTCTGGCGTAGGAAAAGAGGCTGATAGTTTTAGTGGAAAATCTAGGTCTGTGTTGATCTTGCTTATTATCTGGCCTAGATGAGAGCCCTGAGTTAAGCCTAGCTGCTTAAAATTTTGTGTTTTGGCTTCTATCTGTCTAAGATCTTGCTTTGTAAACGGCATGCCTAGTCCTATAACTATATTAAAGCAAAATACTGCTTAATACTATAATTATACCGGATTAAGGCTTATACAAGTTTAACTTATATGGCTAATTTTACTAGTATTTCTAGTTATCTGTTTCTAGATACACCGAAGCCACATCAACGCCAACTGCTAGACCCGTTGCTGCATTGTGTCTCCAGATCTGCCAAGTAAGTAATTGAGTATTTAGTGGAATATTTGTAATAATTGCACCAGTTGTAGAAACTCCAGTAGATAAGTTCACGACCTGATAATCAACCTCAATTCCATTAGGCGGGCAATATAGAGATAGCTCATAGAAATCAGTATTTGTTGATTCTGGAAAGCTGGCCCCAAGATCTATCTTTGTAGCGGTACCCGTTCCGTCGTTATGCATGATTTGAAGTGTTGTATCGGCCGCATCCAAGCCTACACCTATAATGTTAGTAAAACTTGATGGTTCAGCATTTCCAAGTACAGCATTACTTGAGGTTAATCCAACAAATAGTCTCGCACCTGTTGCAAGGGTTGCATCACTTATCCCAAATCTTGCAACAAAATGGAAACCTCCTCTGCCTGTTCCATTACCGATTCCAAACTGAAGAACTGTACTTCTAAGACCTGAAGATGCGTTGCCTGTGGCAGCTGAAACATAACCAACACGCCTCATCCAAGTGAAAAAGTTTGTTGTAGCAACGTTTCGAATTGTGGCTGTTCCGTTACCTGTAGGAGCTGCACCGCCAAATACAGTTGATGTTGTTGCGTTACCATTTGCCTTAAAAGCAAATACTGCATTTCTTGCAAAGAAAGGTTGAAAAGAATAATCTACACCAGATTTACCAATCTGAGCAAACATCTGTCTTCCGCCAACATCTTTAACATAGGTTGAGACCCCTACAGATGGAACGGATGGCGTGGAACTTTCATTCCAGCTTAATACAGTTTCATTTCCTGTGTGAGTTGATCTTGTTCTTAGGTTAGCAGCAGATACGTTATCCACGCTGCCTAGCCCTAAATCAGACTTTTGCAATGTAACTATTCCAGTAAACCCGTTTACAGAATTTACGTCTGATGGAGAAACTTCAACATAAGTAGAGCCTGACCATCTATATGCTTTATTAGTGTCAAGCGCTAAATATACCACAGACTGTTCACCTGTAGTAGGAAACTGCGACAGCTGTGAAAACTCTAAAACTTCATCAACATAAGATGGCAGATACGCACTCGGAACTTTGCCTGCTTCTAGAGGAGCGTATCCATTTAGCGCGCCTCTGTTAGCTGTATTTTCTTTTAAGTCAAGTGCAGATTGAGTAGCACTTGAAATAGGCTTATTAGCGTCACTTGTATTGTCTACATTTGACAGTCCAATCTGTGCTTTTGTTACAGAGTGAGGATTGCTAGTATTATTAAAATGAGAATCGAAAACAGACTTAGGAGTAACTTCAGCAGCTTGTCTTTTAGCTTCTAGTTCAGCTGTAGCGTCTAAAACCTCAATTGAGTAGTTTCCAGAAGCTCCCCAAACACCTTGAGCAATACATGTGTCGATCCAGGTCTGATATTCGGAGTTATTCTTATAAGCAGATAAAACTTTACTAGGTGATATTAGCGTTACGTTTATTCTTTTCATTATTCAGCCGCCCTTACGATTAAGTTTAACTCTGTAGCTAATAAGTTGTTAACAGTAGTATTGTTAGCTATAAACATCTCTATAAAGTCATTTGGCACTAAAGTCGCTATTGTCTGACAGAAAAAGTTTTCATTTCTACCTGCTTGAGAGGTAGTAGCTTGAGACTCAGAATCTGCTATAGTTGTTCCATTTTTTGCAATTCTGATTGTTATATTGGCGGCTTGTGTTGATACCGAATTTGCCGATACAGAAGCTGTAACAACAAATTCTTTAGTAATACCGCCAGTATAGGTTAGTCTGTTATTAGTATGTGAAAATTTTTGATTTATTGAAGATGCAACGGTTGTTCCTTCAATTTTTTCAAATACGCCTTGTGTTACTATGGGATTTTCTGTTGCGTTATTTGAAAATGACATCAATCCAATTGAGGCGGTATTTGTAATACCTTTACAGTTTTGGAATAAGGCTGTGTTGCTTGTATAGGTCAATCCACCAGTGTAAGTAGCTCCACCACTAAAATTAACTGTAATTAGTATGTAACTTTCTGCGCCAGCTGTAAAAGTAACTGCGGGATCAACAAAAATGGCAGTAGCTCCGCCAAAAGCAACGAACGAAGAATAGATTACTCGTATTCTTCTGCTTATAGTCAGTGTAGATGGGAAATTTAAAGTAGTCTGACCTGCAATACCAGTAAACAAACACTGATCGAAACCCACAGTTGATATCGTGCCGTCAAAAGTCATGTTAGCTGAGCTTAGCAACGCGCAGTCAGTCATGATAAAGTTGTTATAGCTCTTGATTAGCCCCACGCTAGCACAGTTGGTGAAGTTCACCCCGAACCAGTCGATAGCCTGGTTGGCATTTCCAGTAGCATCTAGATTTAGTGCTGTGCCGTGTGTGATTGAGATGTTTCTCATTGGTATGGACCAAGCAGAACTTAGTAGCGCCGTACTGGAACTTAGCCCAGTAGATATAAGGAAGCAGTTCTCTGATGAACCGCCTATTATGGTCGTGTTTTGACTACCAACCAGCCTGTCTCCAGTCAAGTCAACGGTAGTAGTTATAAAATAAGTAACGTTAGCAGCTAGTGTTATTACACCAGAAACAGCAGCAGGAAAGTCTGATTTGCTGTTTACAAATATCATATTTGGAAAAGGCGATGTATCAGTTATTGTGTTTATCTGCGTCTGAAGGCCTGATTCAATTGCTTCAACCTCAGCATCCGTAGCCATGTCAGCAGAAATAAATTTTGGATTAATAGGTAAGGTCACGAGTTCTCCTATTTAAGAAGGGGCGCCGAAGCGCCCCGAACTTTAAAAGCTATTAGCTAGCCTTTCTTTGATACGTGAAAAACAAGTTATCAGTTGCAGCAAGCGCCTGAGGTCCTGGGGATGTCAACGCATTCATAAAACGAACACGAGTAACACCACCAACAGTTTCTACCCAGTAGTCATTCAAGCTGTCACCAGTTGATGCACCCTCATGAATAGCTAGACGATCTACAAAAGCAACTATTGACTTATCTTCTGCAAGATATGCAAGATCTACATAGCCGTTTGTTATGTCAGCGGCTAAAAGATCAATAGCTTGTTTGTGCCAAATTATATTAGACTTTATACCACTAGCAGAAACTGAAAGTGATGAACCGTCTAATTTAATTTTTAAGTTATCGCTACCGTCATCTTCTAATCCGTCACCAGCAAAATCAGCAGGTTCAACTGCTAATTCTGTAGCATCAATTTTTAGACCACCAGCAGATTTTAGGTCAACAGAGAATACACCAGTAGCAGAGTCGTAGTCTAATCCGTCACCTGACGATAGTTCATTTCTTACAGCAGATTGAAAATCACTTACTTGAGTAGATACAATACTAATATCTTGCTCAGAAGCAGATGTCAATCGACCTTGTGCGTCTACAGTAAAACTAACAGCTTTTGCGGCAGTTAAACCATAAGGTGCAGCAGTTACTGCAGTGTTTTGCAATGAAAGACCTGAAATCCCAACAGCTAATGCACTATTAACCGGATCAAGCACTAAATCAGCAGAAAATTGACCAGACGAATAGCTCATATCAATTGAACTAGTATCACCGACAGATAGTTCATTTCTTACAGCAGATTGAAAATCACTTACTTGAGTTGATAGGATGCTGATATCTTGTTCAGAAGCGGCCGATAATCTACCCTGTGCATCGACAGTAAAACTAGCTGTTTTTGCAGCAGTTGTACCATAAATCGCAGCAGTTACTCCAGTGTCTGTAAGTTTAAGATTGTTACTGCCATCGTGAACCAATCCTGAACCAGCAATTTCACTAACATTAACGCTAAAGACTGTACCGTCAAGATCTAGACCATCACCGGCCTGATAAGAACCAGCACCAGAGAATTGCAAGAATCTAATAGGACTTACGTCTATTGTTGCAACAGTTTCTGTCTGAACCCAACCAGTATCAGCATACTGAGTACCTTCTTGTACGAAGATAAAGTCACCACCAGCAGCTTCTTGTGGAGAATTAAAGTCTGCAGCTCTTGAGAGCTCAGTAATTTCTCCTGCACTTACAGCACTAACTTCGTAGATACCGTTTTGTTCGCTAAATTCATCATTTTCTTGATTAGCAAGGATAACACGCTGACCAACTACCCATGAACCTACACCGTCGATAAGATCCACTGGAGTAGAAGATAAATCAATAATACCAGCAGAAAAATTAGCACTACCGATATCTACTACAGCAATTACTCTAGCAGGAGCGTGAACGTGTAAACCTTCAGCTAGATTATCAACATATTCTTTAGTGGCAGCACTGTGAGCATCGCTTGTCATTACTAAGTTAGTAATGCTATTGCTGCCCATAGCAATGTTTCCAGACATTGTTCCGCCAGCAAGATCTAGTTTAAGTGCTAAACCAGCATCTAATTGAGATTTTGCAACAGCGTCTTGAGCAGAAACAGCATTTTGTAGATTAGTAATTTTACCAGCATTCTGAAAGTTCATTTCAGTATTAATCAAAATACTGCCCTTAGTTCCTGTAGCAGTACCTGTATATAGAAAAATATGACCAGAGTTACCAGCAGAGGCATTACCTGACTGAATTTGAACAGCTCCAGTAGTTTGTGCAGCTCCAGAAGCTACAACCGCAGCTCCAGAATTTGAACTTCCGGCTCCAGATAGCAATCTAGCAGCTCCAGAGATTCCTCCAACAGCATTTCCAGAAAAAACATCCACCCCTCCGGAGTTTCCGCTTACCTGAGCATCTCCTGAAGCAACCTGTACTATTCCGGAAGCAGCCCCAGATGAAAAACCTGAAGCAATAAGAACTTTTTTAGAAGCGGTTCCAGCAAAAGCTCCTAGTTGATCTCCTGATCCTGCATAGAATTGTTTTGGACTACCGTCTTCCATTGCAACAGCAATGTAGTTAGGGCCCCAAGAAGGAATTCCAATATTTAAATCAAGCAATTCCGCCGCATTTCCTGAAGCAGGATTAATGATGAGCGTTCCCGTCATCGTATCGCCAGACTTTTTAACTTTCTCAACATCTAACTCTTGAATGGCAGCTTGAACTTCTATAGCAGATATGTTGCTGTCAACATAGCTGTTAGAAAAAGAAATAGCTGAGGCAGCATGAGCGCCAGTTAGATTATTTACGTGATCAGAGACAGCATCCTCTACTGCAGTAAATTGATCATCAACATACTTCTTAGAAGTTAAGTGTGTGTCTAGAGTAGGAGCAGGAGCCAATCCGTCAAACCCTATGTTTGAAACTGGCAAGTTAGGTTCCGCGGTAAAACTAGCAACTCCACTTCCGTTATTTACTGCAATGCTTGCTACGTTATGCTGATAGCTGGTATTAGACGTAAGACCTGAGTTTTGATCTTGAAAATCTAATACTAATGCATCAGCATTAATCGATACGGTTGATACAAACTGGTTAACTATATCATTTTTCTGAAACACTATACCAGTAGAAGTTTCTATTGTAATAGAACCATCATATGTAGTTCCGTTAGAGGCGTAGTTTAAAGATACTACTCCATCATATACTTCCGTACTGATGACAACATCTCCACCCGGATCATTGTATGTAATTGCAAAACCGTCTACGGCTCCAATGTTTGTTGAATAATCTCCAGCCGTAGTGGTAAAGCCTAGTTGTGTAGACGATAAGCTAGATGTGGCAAAAGATGCTTCATCAAATGTCAAAGCACCAGACATCTCGTCGCCAGCTTTAGCTACTTTTTCAGTATCTAGCTCTTCAATAGCAGCCTGGACGTCCTCTGCCTCAATGGCACCAATAGGAGCAAATGAGATGTTTTCTGCAGAAAAACTTAAACCACCAAGTGTTGAGTTAATCGTGTTAATATCGCCTTGTAGCTCGGATAAGGCACCCTGAACATCTGTGGCTGCAAGATTTGTAATGCCTGCAGCGACTACGATATCATCCGCATTATGCTTTTCAGCGAGCCCTTGAACGTGATCATCGATCCTATCATTAACGCTGCTGATCTCGCTATCTACATAGGATTCAGTGCTTAAATTAGAATCTATCGTAAGATTTACTATTTTTGGGATTTCGCTTAATATGACCTTATCTTGATCAGGCCCACTCCCACCTACTTTTAATATTTCAATATCGCCATCATCTGCGGCGTTTCTTGCTCTTAGTGCTTCACCATTTAGAAGCCTAAAAAATTTACCTTTTACTGGATTTACCGACATACGTTTCCTTTTTTAAAAAAATTTCTTATAATAATTATTACTATTTAACAAAAATAATTGCAATGGGTGATTTAGACCTAGATTTAAGCTCAGACTCAGGTCTAAAATTAGACTTTGCTTTTGAATTTTTATTAATATAGTATTTTTGAATAGTTACAAACACTCGTTATCCCCCTTTAAAGATATGTTATTTGTGAGTATATTTTAACATATTTTTAGGTTAAACATGAACGAGTATAACTATAAGAATGTCAACGACTAGCCTTGATAATAGTATTTAACTCTTATAACATCGGTAGTGTCCAGTGCTTGATCTCCGCCAACTGCAACGTCGCCGGCCCAGGTTATTCTAGTTACAAAAACGGTAGGCACTATTTCTACTATTGAGACAGTGTAATCGTCGTCTTCATGTAGCAGAAGTCTATCTACTGAAACTTCTATAGTTTCTTCTATAGCCTCATACTGAAGATCTATATAGATAAGATTTGATGGCTGTGCACTCATCAAATATTTTTCTTTAGTCGGTACAAGACTCTGAACACCAGCAATTGAGTCCTGCAGATCCTGAATATCTTCTTGTATTTGGCCAAGATCAACATCATTATCAGGCATAGTTATGGTTCTTGCACCTGTTATGATTCCAGAGAAAGTAATAAAATCACTACTGCCTAACTTTATCTTTATATTATCTACTACTATAGTGTTGGTAGATAAACTGATGCTTCTATTGGCACCATCAATAATCTTAGATAGTTTACTGATCTCAACCATGCTATTCCTTCCTGCTCATCTCAAAGAAAATCTGAGCTTTAAGTCCATATCTAGACAGTAATTTATTTATATCTTTGTCTGCTTTATTTAATATGTTAGATACTCTGCTAGATATAAGTTCTTGAACTTTCTGCAATTCTTCTTCTGTTAGTTTCTCTACGTTTACTTTTTTAGTGGATGACTGCATACTATAGTTGACCTATAATCTGAAAGTTAATAAAAAGATCCATTAATAGTGGATTATCTTTGTTTTTGCCTATTACTCCAACTTTTATAACCCAGTCTCCTGAAGTAAAACCGCCAACGCCTTCGCTAGGCAGGATGTTAGTTAGACCACCAGTCTTGGATACATATATGAAATCGCCAAAATTAAAAGAGGACACATCTTCGACTTTTCCATGAGTTATAGCATAACCATAATCGCCATTGTTTATAACGTCGCTAGCTATTCCAACTACTCCAAGTGCGTGAGCATCTAGCGATACGTCTATTACCGAAAGATCGCCGCTTGTGCTTAGTCTAACTGGCGCGTGCTTCTGTATAGTAAGCCCTGAATTGTTTAGTAGGTAACTTCTAACCCTAGAAGAATCAACTAGACTTGATATAGCTGCATAAGGTCTATAAGTCATAAAACTCCAATTAAATTATATACCAGTTTGATCCATCGCTCACTACGCTTACAGATTCATATTGAATAGCTATATCTAATGAGCTAGAGAATATATCTATGCCATCTAGAGTATCGCCAGAAACGCCCTTTATCCTAACAATATTTCCGCCATCTATCTTCTTAATGTCAAAGCGTTTGCCAGAGTTTAGACTCGCAGAAGGAAGCGTTATATCGACGTTTAAGCCTAAGTTATTTACTAAAATAACATCATTAGAAGAAAGCGGATCATAGTTTGTGCCATTTATTGTTACTACATTGAGCAGGGCACCCGTAGGAGCAGAACTTATAACTAGTGAATCTGAAGTCTGAGATATAGACATACCGGCGCCAGCAACTAGTGTTCTAAAGCGCAGATCTTCTCCAACTTTAGACTGAAAAACAGCAGCGCCTAGGCCAACGTTAGATGCAGTATTTATTTCGCCATAAGCGGACTCTGAACCACCAGAACCAATAGTATGGTTGTCAATTCTGAATAGCAGTACGTCACTAAGATTAAGATCTTGAAGCGTAACTATCTGTTTAGACATCGCTCCAGCTGATCCTACTTCAAGCCAGTCTTGGCCAACTGTTAGATATTGGCCATTTAAGAATAGTTCTAGTTGACCTTCGCCAACCGTGTAACTTTTAACCTGATTGCTATTCTTAGAATCAAGCGGAAGATTCAGAGTAGTTCCAGATGCTATCAGCGATGTGACATTTATTTTTTCTTCATAGGCTTGCTCAGGAGTAGAGAGCATGACCTCATAGATTTTTTGATCTAGTTTTTTAATGGCTGCCTCAAGCAAGTCACCGTCAGAAACTGTATGCAGCGCTGAGCCAGATCCATCTATCTCTATAAAGACACCAAAACCACTGCCTACGTTAAAGTTTTCAGCGTCTGTACAGAAGCCAGCAAGTGTATTAGTCACAGTTATGGTGCCATTAAAATTATTTATGACGCTAAAATCTAATGACGCAGTAGCTACTATAGCATTGGCTGTTTTTTGTGCAACAGTTGCAGCTGTATCAGCGCTAGATATATTTACAGTTATGCCTATTCTGCCTATTACTAGTGGATTTACACCTGTGCTATCTTTATTAAACCAGACATAGTATTTGTTTAAGTCAAGGCCTGAGTTTATCAGGAAGTATTGATTGCTGGTTATGTTGGAGGCTGCTGGAAGCGTTATTTCAGTAACTTCGGCTACTACATCTGCTATTATTGATTCATATTCTCTTACAGGAGTCTTATCCCAGAGCATTACAGAGCCGGTGCTTCCTCTTATGGCGAATACAAATATGTTCTCACTTAACGGCAACTGATCATTGTCTACGACTATTAGTGATGCTAGACTGCCTATTGCACTATTGCTATTTCTGTTTATAGAGAAATAGGCCGTTTGATTTGCCTGTAGACTAACTGTGCTTGTTAGCGTCAATTCTGTCTTATAGCCAGTAGATGGCTGAATAACTACAAGCTTAGGTGTATAGCCTGTTTTTGCAAAAACAGCGATATCTTGATAAGATCCATTTGGATTACTAACTATAGCATGAACATTCTGAAGTTCAAAAGTTAGATTTCTATCTTGAATTCTATCTGCCATCATGGCAGTTAATTTTGAAGCTCTTTCCGTTAGACTATCTGCTGAACTTGAATTATAATTTACAAAACCATCTAGTGTATTGTAGTTTAGTTCTGTAGCATAGACAGGTTTCATCATCGCTGAATTATCCATGCCTATAAATGACATTATATTTTGAGAATCTACTTTACCTATCTCTTTACTTTCGCCTTGCTCAATTTTAGTAGGACCAAGATCTGCTCTAACATACATCTCAATAGACGTAGCCTTTGGAAAACCAGAGGTGTAATTTTCAGCAACTATTGGACCAGCTATAGGAAACGTGAACTGAGTGGCAGTTTTAGGAAACACCTTGAACTCGCCATTGAAGTTACCGCTGCCTGCTATGAATACGTTGCCGTCTACATCTAGGCCATGATTAGCAGATTCAAGTGAAAAACCATATGCAGTAGAGTTAGCAGAAGTTGTTGCTGTAGCGTAATAAGCAGGTCTGGATAGCTCGTCTAAAAAAGGTCCACCAGTTTTTGATATGAAAAATATATCGCTGCTTTCAACCTCTACTTGATATTCACCATTAAAATTACTAGTTGCTAGTATTTTTATTCTCTGTTTGTCAGATAAGCCGTGTGCTATCTTTGTACATTTAGCTCGCTCTCCGTCATGATCTGTAATATCTATTAGTAATTGAGTGCAAGACAAATTGGATACATTGAGTACTCTGTCTGATCTCGATGCTAACCAACAAAGATTTCCGCCTGCCTCATAAAGAACAGGGTCTGTTCTATCAGCAACTTGAACTTCAGAGGCTAAAAATTGACCCTTAGTATATATGCCCTGAGAAGAGCCGCTTGCTCCAGAGTATGCTGCACTTAGTCTGATAGATTTAGCCTGAGATGGCGTAGTAGTTCCTCCACCTAGACTTATAGAATCATAAAATTCTTCTACTCTTAGATATAGATTATCTCCGTCGCCAGATCTCTTTATCCAGTCACCCTTAGATAGATTTTCAAAGTAGCCAAGATCTCCGTTAACATATGGCAACCCATTAAACCAGTCTAGTGGCACAGTACCGCTGTTTGCCTGCAGATCTCTCTCATGCTGTACAAACATTACCTGATTATTTAATAGTGTCTTGCTGCCAGATCGTATGATTATATCTTTAAGATCAGTCATAGATTGAAGAACAATGTCTTCAGTCCAACTAAGTTGACCAGGTGTACTGTCAGAATTTTCCCAGGTTCCTTTAGATCTTATTGAAGTAGCTAGAGCATCTTTAAATACGTTTATCAAGCTGTATGTGGATGTGTCCTCATACCAATATGTACTACCGCTTAATTCTAGTAGTCTTGTCATGACTACGTCCATCCATTCTTTTAGCGTATGGATATTTTTATCGCCACCTCTAAAAGAGTTTGGATCAGACTTATTAGATATTGTTGTATTTGGCTCTAGTCTTTTATATGCTGCAAGAGGCTCTTCTCTAAATTCATATCTTGCTAGCGGGTTTGGACCAAGACCACCGGTACCTAACCTAAACATCATGTCGCGGCAGTCTTCTATAGATTCAATGAAATTTGTACCGACTTTTATTTTACATATAGGAATTACATTGTCGGGAAATGATGCGGCAGAAACATTCACATCTGCTGTAAGTACAGATTCAGTGTTTATGTCTTGCGTAAATTCGCCACCAACTCCGCCTTCTTTATCTGGATCCCAGAAAGCGCGTGTGTCTTTTGCTGATTCAAAAGTTGTCAATACAAGATAAACATAATTTGTAGCATTTTTTCTAAGTTCTGGAACTAGCGGCGCCGCGTTAGGATCGCCTTCTTCTAGGCCATAAAAAAATGGACCAGCACTTGATTCTGGATAGTAGACTACTGAGTTAGCTATATTGATAGCCACAGTCTGAGATCCTATAGAATTACTAGGATCTACAACCTCGAATCCTTTAAGAATATACGGACGATCTGATCCCACGAATGACTTCATTAGGTATTTGAAGTCACCCTGAGTATAAGAGTCTACGCTTAAAAGATCTTGTAAATCAAGACGTTCTGCCGAACCAATCAGAACTCTTCCCAATACGGCCATGCTAGTTCCTTGTAACTATTATAAATCACTTAAATTATACCAGGATAACGCTTATCCAGGATCTATGCCACTAGAATAAACATCAATCGTTGAATAATATTGCGCCGGATATCTAACTATAAAGTTTAAGAATATACCGACTGACTTTACTTTTTTCATTAGATCTTTCAATATCTCTGTAGCAACAGATGGATCTGTTATATATGGCGCTCTCTCTGATCCAAGCCCTTGAAATTGTATACCGCCACGTCTTCTTATCATGGTCACAGATGATCCGTAGTCATGATCTTTTTTAAATATATAGGCTGGGTCAAGCGCTATTATTGAACTATTTGGCTTATAAAAGTATCTTACAGGACCTTCTTGCCTCTCTGTGCCAAAATCAAATATAAGTCTACCCTCTGCGTCAGGTATGCTATTTGGCCCTATCTCTATGTTCTTTTTAGTAGTGCCTGCTTTTATACTAGTTATAAGCGAGGCGGTAAGTGAAGATAGTACGAAGTCAGCGGACTCATCCCACAGATAAGGTCCAGGAGTACGCTCTTGCATGATAGATGACCTAAGCATAACTACGCCACCAATTTCTGAGCTTGCCGCGTCCTCCATCCTTACAGTTCCACCGCTAGAATTTCTAGCACCGCTCGAACCAGCAAATGAATATGCCTGAAACTGAGTATTACTTAGTATGTTCTTAATTTGCCATGTCCCATTGGTAGAAGGACCGCTTCCAGCACCCTGAACTGCATTTTCTATTATCACATACTTACCTACTGAATAGTTGTGGGGTGTAGCTGTAGTTACTGTTATTAGATTTGCAGAATTCCTATTAGCCGAAGATAAATTAAACTGATTTAGTGAAGAAATTGTTGGCAATTCTGGAGTTATGCCTTGCAGCAGATTTCCAACCCTAGAACTATAGGTGTATATTGGCATATCACTTACTAGTCTGCTGTTGAAATTAAATTCGTTTACGTCTCCCGTATCTGGAAAAAGCGTCTGTATTTCATTCTGAGGTATGAAGTAGAACTGTGCTCCAGTTTCTGGAAATTTATCTGGATTTACTAGTGTTAGGTTCGCAGAAGAACTACTGAATGAGATAACTTCTGAAACTACTCCGTTTATATGGCAAGCACCTTTTCTATTTCGTCTAACTACTGGTGGAGATGACGGAACCTCAACTACTATTTCTCCAGGCGAAACTTCCCAGACTATAGCTCGTCTCTCTTTAAGAAAGACATTGTTTTTTACCGGTGTCATAAATCTCACTATAGAAGACGAAGATGTGGTAAAAGTTTCTGGCGTGGCAAATAGGTTATTAAATTTAATATAGTTAGCGACAGCATCTAGCTCTGTTATTAAAAAACTACCAGCGTTGCCAGCTCTGTCTATTATAACTACATCGCCTTCTTCCAGCTGATCTATGCCAGGATACTCACCATTGCCTGTATATGTCATTGTGACAGAATCGCCTATTTTCGTTATCTGCCATTCCGTAGCAGTGCCAAATCCTGCCTCAGTATTAAAACCATCAAATTGAAAAGCTATATTTGCTCTTCCGCCAGTTATAGCGACTGATCCTCTTGCTCCAACAGTGTTAGTGAATATTCTTATGGACACTTTTTTAGTTATAGCATTCTCAAAAGCTATAGCATAAGAACCAGAGGCTTGTCTATTTATTACAGAGACTACTTCTATGGCTGATGCGCTGCCTATATTGGTAAATTCACTCTCATTGAATACTATTCGTTCTTTAGTGTACGAGTCTATCTCGTACTCTAGCTCCCAGCCATCTTTAAGACTAAAAGGCTCATTCAGTATCGATGATGTATAAGATGTTGTTGACTCTTTGTTATAGAAAATATCTACAAGATCATCAAATATAGCCTTTACTTGCTTTGGATTATAAGCCATTACTGGAATAAACCGCCTAAAGGTAGGATCATCCATGCCAATAAATCTAGGTCTCTGAACCATATTTGCAGCACCAAGTCTATCTAGATATGGCCTGCTTGCTGTTTTTACAAAAAACTGATTTCTTACAGCCTCGATAAGCTCCAGAGTCTCCTGATCTGATTCTCCAACGGTACCTATGAGTGCCTTCCAAACAGTGTTTTGCTGCGTGTTAAAAAGCGCAGGCATTTGATCATGTAAACTATCGATCATGTTCTTGTTTGCGGGCATATTTAACCTTAGGTAATACTAATATCAGAAGGCTGAATAAAAGCTTTTTCGCCCTCAGATATAGATATTCTTTCGTTGTTTGGTGTAGGCGAAACAAATGTTACCGCTTCAACACCTACTATATTCTTAATTCTTACAATTATGTCAGAGAGTATCACGTCTTCGCCTACTCCAAGATTAGACACATAGCTTATTATTGCTGAAGCTATCTCGTCGGTTATCTCACTTAAGTTAACACCATCTTGTGTTGTTATGTCTACAGATATAGATACTTTAACAGGTATAGGCGGAAGAACTTCTATCGCACTTCCAACTGCTTTTCTGCCAGGAAAAGAGGACGAATCAGGGTCAAATCCATCTACAATTCTTTGAACTTTTCTGAGTAGTCCTGTATAGTATTTATAACCGTCTATACCAACTACTATCGAGTTATCATAGCCAATTTTACCTACACTAGATATAAAGCTAGAGTTGTTCTCATTCCATTTATAATCGCGATCTCCTCCAGAAAGATATACTATACGTCTATTTTCGTTTAGCGGATCTATGGCTGTATGATAGACTTCTCTTATTGACGTAAACTTATTGTCATCATTTTCAGTTATTAAGAATTTACTATTTGCTAAGCCAGCACTAACATCTATTTCAGAAAGTCCACTAGAATTATTTACTCTAATATACTGTCTACCAGATAAGCCATCTGTTCCTAGATCCTGGATATCAAAGTTTCCTGAATTAGAAAGACTAAACCAGCTATCGCTTGTATTTTCACTAATGAATAAGTTGTCACTAACTCTTGCTGAGTCGCCTTCTAGTATTCTAATATCAGATGCATTATTTAAGTAAACGCCTTTGCCTATATCTGAGTTTTGATCTAGTGCATGAGAAGGAGAGTTTCCGCTGTCTCCAGTGTAGCTACTACTTAGTGTAACTATTGTAGCATCTTTAGCAAGCGAAGAATTAAATCCACTTACTTGAACCAGCAGTGTGTCTTCGTCTGTTGTTTTCTTAACCCAGTCACCAATACTCAAATTACTAAAAGTTCCAGGTATGCCAATTACGATATTAGAATTAGATGTCCATGTTGGCTCTAGGCTATAATTATTAAAGGCAACAAATGTGTCCAGCTTTTCTAGCGCCTGCATATTTCTATAGACAATAGAATCGTTGTCTAGCGCCAGTATTCTAAACGCACCGTTATTTGCAGAGCCAAAGCTAGATCCACTTACTAACAGTAAGTCGTCTACTGCTGCACCACAACTTAAAAATTTAGGCGAGTCACCATCAACCAAAGAAAGCCTATTCATACCGTTATGCCCAAGTGACTCAATCTTGTAGCGAGTTCTAGTTTGCCCAGGTTTGAGAATTAGACCTGCAGGAGAAATACTTAGCGCATTTGAATTAGTTGAGGCGTACGTAAATTTATTTGAGTCTACTATGCTTAGAACTATTCCAGTATTTGGACTCGCACTGCTTGGAATATCTATGGCTGTAAAAATATCGCCAACGTCTAGACCATGAGGATTTTCTGTAGTTGCAGTTGCTATATTCGAAGCTATAGCTATAGACTGAATCTTATTAGGCGCTGAGTGTGCTAGATGCCATTCTAGTGCAGGTGCTGCAGATATTATAATCTCGTTTCCACCTATCTCTGTAGCAGACATAGCTTTTCCATCTGGATTTTCTACGTCTAGATATTTGGCAGATTGATTTACTGCCACTATAGGAAGTCCACCAATCACATTAGAGCCAGTATTTTTACAGAAATTACCTGTACTCCAGCCGTCTACTGCTATACCACTTTCAGAAAATAATGTTAATAAGCTGCCCTCGGTTACCTGAGAAAGTGTAGCTCCAGGAGTTTGACCTATGCTAAAGTCACTAGATATACCATTAATAGAGAGTGCTATGCCTAGTTTGGCTATTATCTGATTAGGTGTATCTGTACTTAATACGTCTACTCTAACAATATTATCTGCAGATATAGGCACAGTAGCATCAGCTACGCCATTAGTCGTCACACCAAATATAAATCCAGGTGAAGGCGATCCATTTGAGCCTGCAGTTATCGGGCCATTTTGCGAGCTAGTTGCTGTTATAGAAGCTAGAGCAAAACCATCATCAGAACCAGCAGTTACTACACTAAAATTAAAATTCGTAGATGGAGTACCGTCAGCACCTGCAGCTACTAAACCATTGTCTGCATTATTTACAGTTATAGTTGCGCCGCTTATAGTCTCGCCTGTTCCAGGAGAAATCAGAGAAAAGTTAAAACCAGTAGCATCAGCACCAGCACCGTCTACTCCAGCAGTTATTAAACCAACTTGTGCATTGGTTACAGTTATAGTAGCAGAATTAACAGTTGTTCCACTGCCAGAGCCAGCAGTATTAAATATGTAAGCTTTAGCATTACCGCCGTCTGCGCCAGTCGTTGCTATAAAATTACTAGAAATGGAAACACCGGAGCCAAAACTGGTTCCAACGTTTTCAAAAGGGTTATTTAATGTAGAAAGTAATCCCCAGTTATCAACTCCGCCTTGATCTTTATAGAATACATACGCTTCACCAGCGTCAACAGTTGTATCAGTAGAACCATCATCACTATATGCGCCTACTATTATGTAGTTGCCACTGATAGCGGCTGACCAGCCAAATAAATCGCCGGCATCTGGGTTAGGCGATGTTAACGTTTTAATCAAGCCCCAATTTTCAGTTCCGCCGTAATTTTTCTTAAAAATATGCAGATATTCATATGGAGTTTCAAGTGCTATGATATAGTCGCCACTAATATTTACTGAATAGCCAAAATTACCATTTGGTGGCCAAGTAGAAAAATTTGGAGCAGTGATAGTTTTGACTAATCCCCAGTTATCAACTCCGCCCTGGTCTTTCTTATACACAATAATAGTTGAATTAATAATTGAAGATAAGTTAGATGGCTTTAATACTAAATAATCACCACTTAAATGTAAAGGCGCGCCACTATTGTTGCCAGCAACCTCAAATCCAGGAGTAAAACTCTTGATTAAGCTCCAGCTCTCTAGTCCCGTATCTTTCTTAAATATATATACTTCGCCAGCATCATTGACTGTATCAGTAAAACCATCGTCACCTGCAGCATGTACCGCGATATAGTTTCCGCTTATTGCAACATAGGTACCAAATCGATCGTACAAGTCTTCATCTGGTGAATTAAGTGTAGCAGTAAGTCCCCAGTTATCAATTCCGCCCTGATCTTTTTTGTAGACGTAGGCTTCACCAGCAGCACTGATAGCATTAGTAGAACCGCCGTCCTCAAAAGCACCGACGACTAGATAGTCTCCATCTGCATCAATAATAATACTATTGAATCCGCTAAAAGGCAGCGTCTTGATTAGTCCCCAGTTATTTAATCCACCTTGATTTTTCTTATGTATGAAAACTGATGATAGCAGGCCATTAGATCCGACAGCGAACATGTAATCGCCTGATATTTTTGTATATATACAATTGTAACCGCTAGGAGTAGCTGCTGCTTTAATATAAGAGCCAGGGGTTATTACTGGTGCAGTTGTAGTTGTTACTATTGCGCTAGCAAAAGCTGAATCATTGTCAATAATATTCGCCGTCTTAGTAGCCACTTCTTCAAAATCATCATTGGTGCTTATATTAATCTCTCGCGACCTAGTAGTGGTTCCTACCGCAGGTTCAACTGTTCCGCTGTTATTGTTGTCATACCAGAATTTAACAGTATCTCCGTTACCAGCTTCTAGTACAAAATAAGAACCATTAAGTGAGTTAGAGACGTCTGGTTGACAGCCTATTGTCTGTATAGCGATATTGCCAGGAACCGTCGTGGTTGTCACTGTTGCACTAGCAAAAGCTGAATCATTATCGATCGCATCAGCTGTTTTAGTAGCTACTGCTAGAACATCGTCATCTGTATCTACATTAATCTCTACTGATCTATCGGAAGGAACAGCAGGAACACCCGCTACGCCAATAGTATCTATTGACAAAATAAAATTCGTAGGTGTAGTGCCGTCAACTCCAGCATTAACTGGACCATCAGCAGAATTAGTCACTGTTATTGTCGCAGGACTTAGACCGTCAGGTGTTCCAGTCAAAACCACACTAAATGTAAAATTAGTAGCAGGAGTACCGTCAGTGCCAATCGCTACCGGTCCAGAGTCAGCATTTGCTAAATCTATAGACGCTGGAGTTGGAGTTGCAAGATTGATACTATATATATATGCTTCACCAGCGTCATTTAAAGTTTCAGTAGAGCCGTCATCAGAAGATGCTCCAACCACTATATTGTCGCCGTCTACAGCCACTTGACTTCCAAATCTATCTCCGTTCTCATTAGGTGAGTTAAGTTGTTTTAAGAAACCCCAGTTATCAGTCCCGCCTTGATTTTTATAGAATAAGTAAGCCTCACCAGCGCTACTAACGCCATCAGCAATACCTCTATCGAAAGGTGCACCTACTACTATATAGTTACCGCTAATAGCTACTGACCAGCCAAAATAATCATTTGCATCTTCATTGGAAGAATTAAGCGTCTTAATTAAACCCCAATTGTCAGTTCCGCCTTGATCTTTATAAAATACATAGGCTTCACCAGCGCTACTTATAGCATCAGTAGATCCGTCATCGCCATATGCACCTACTACTATATAGTCACCACTAATAGCTACTGAATAACCAAATTGATCTGCAGTATCTTCATTGTCGGAATTAAGTATCTTAATTAAGCCCCAGTTATCAACACCACCCTGATCTTTTTTGAAGACATAAACTTCACCAGCGTCAATAATAGCGTCTATGGATCCGTCATCAACGAATGCCCCTACTGCTATGTAATCACCACTAATAGCTACTGACCAACCAAATTGATCTCCAGTATCTTCATTGTCGGAATTAAGTATCTTAATTAAGCCCCAGTTATCAACACCACCCTGATCTTTTTTGTAGACATAGGCTTCACCAGCACTACCAATAGCATCAGCAGTACCATGATCTGTTCTAGCCCCTACTACTATATAATTACCGTCTATAGCTACTGAGTTACCAAATGTGTCTCCATCATCTTCATTGTCGGAATTAAGTGTCTTAATTAAGCCCCAGTTATCGGCTCCACCCTGATCTTTTTTATAGACATAGGCTTCACCAGTACCAATAGTACCAGTAGAACCTTCATCGCCATATGCACCTACTACTATATAGTCACCATCTATAGCGACTGAATAGCCGAATGCGTCATCTGTGTCCTCATTGGGTGAATTAAGTGTCTTTATTAAACCCCAGTTGTTTGCTCCACCTTGATTTCTTTTAAAAATATAAGCTTCACCAGCAGTAGTGATAGTGTCAGTAGAGCCGTCATCTTGAGGTGCTCCTACCACTGCGTAGTCTCCGCTGATAGCTACTGAGTTACCAAAAGCATCTGCTAAAGATTGATTAGAGGAATTAAGTTGCGCAACGAACCCTGTATTAGAAATTTCAGGCGTTATTAGCACACTTGCAAAAGCTATATCAGATGATATTGCTGTAGCTGTATGTGTAGCTACTGCATCAGAATCATCATTTGTAGATATGGAATTGATCTCTACTGACCTAGTAGTGGTTCCTACTGCAGGCTCAGCTGTTCCGCTGTTATTATTGTCATACCAGAATTTAACAGTATCTCCGTTACCAGCTTCTAGTACAAAATAAGAACCATTAAGTGAGTTGGAGATATCTGGTTGCAGCTGAATTCTTTGTATAGAAGGCACCCCAGATCCTGGCATTATTACGCCTGGTGTTACTATTGCACTAGCAAAAGCTGAATCATTATCGATCGCATTAGCTGTTTTAGCAGCAACCTGATTCACATCATCGTTCGTGTCTATATTAATCTCTAGCGATCTAGTAGTAGTACCTACTGCTGGTTCAGCTGCTCCGGCATTATTATTGTCATACCAGAATTTAACTGTATCTCCGTTACCAGCTTCTAGTACAAAATAAGAAGTATCCAGTGAATTAGATACATCTGGCTGACATTCGATAAGCTGTATAGACGGTGATCCTGGTATGCCTAAACCAGGCTCAGTTGTGCCAGCATCATTGTTATCATACCAGAATTTAACCACGTCGCCGTTTCCAGCATTAAGTGTAAAGTAAGAACCATCTAGTGAATTAGCTATGTCTGGCTCACAATCGATATCATGAACAGTAGGAGACCCGGTAATAATTCCTCCAGGTGTCACTGCCGCGCTAGCAAAAGCTAGATCGCTGTCTATTGCTGCTGCTGTTTTAACGGCTACTTCATTTACGTCGTCATCTGTGTCTATGTTAATCTCTACCGACCTAGTAGTAGTACCTACTGCTGGCTCTGTTGCTCCGGCGTTATTATTGTCATACCAGAATTTAACAGTATCTCCGTTTGGAGTTTGTAATATAAAGTAAGAAGCATTAAGTGAGTTTGCTACATCTGGCTGACAACCAACTGTCTGCACAGATGGGGTTCCGCCTATCAGCATAACAGGAGGCGTTAGATTACCGTCTACAGAAAACCATGCGATCCAGCTAGAATCAGCACTGTTTATAAATCTAAGATAATCTGCATGATCAGGTACTCCAGAAGAAGTTACTCTGAAAACTAGATTGTCATCAGAGTCTCCAGCCTGAGTTACTTCTTGATGAATTTCGCTATTTGATGTTAATGCACCTATTGCATTTCGCATTTGCGGATTGTAGTCTACGGATCCTTCGTCTGTATCTGACAATATGAGATATGAACCTGAATCATCATGAGTCCATCGCCAGACAATTCCAGGAGTAGGATAGCTAATTGGATCTAGCGAGTGAGCATCTACTATATTTATCTTAGTATACTGATTAAAATTAGTATTCTTAGAATTATACATGTACTCGCAAGTGCTGTCATTCTTCTTAACAACATCTATACTGTCATTTTGACCTAGTCTGCTTATGCGCTCAACCCCATAGTCATTTTCAAGTTGAACATGGTGTCCTGGCTGAAGTGTATTTGGCGAAGCTGGTATTTTAAACTGCAAGAAATTATCAGAATCTTCAACTATCTGAGAGCTTCCTATTAATTTAAATTTTGCGTTATTTGCACTACCACCCACTATTTCTATAGCTCCACTAGATCCAAGCTGCTGTGATTTTATCTGTATTGAACTGCTGTCATTGGCAACAGAAACTCTAGACACTATATTTAGCTGTGAAAGCGCTCTATGTGTCATATGATGTGCTAGATTATCTAGAGTTGATGGTATAAGTTTAAATTTTTCACCAGTAGTTCCATCTAGATTTATTGCAGTATCTAGCTCGTATAGTGGCGTTACGCCTACTAGAACTAGTGGTTTTTTAAGTTGAAAATTAGGATTAGCATTTTGAAAACTTGATATCCAGTTCTTTGAGTCCCAGAAAGATATAAAATCATGATAATTGCTAGAAGGATTAGGATTATGATAGTAGGCTACTTCATTGATAGCGACGCCAGTTATATCTCTAGTGGCCTTAATCAATGTGCCAGATGTGTGCTCTACTGCTTCAAGCATAGGATTTGTATTTATTTTAGCAACTATGTCTGCAATAGTATTCTGTTTTATAGAGAAAATTTCTAGCTTATTTACTAGATTTATAGTTTCATAGCTGTCAGCAACTCCAGCTATATCTAGTAAAAATGTAAAACCTGTAGGCACTACTCCGTCTTGGCCTGCAGTAACTGGGCCATTGACTGCATCTACTATAGATATGGTGGCAGAAGTTCCAGAGGCATTTGTCACAGAAGCAAAGGCTGGGTCTCCTGCCATTATGATGGCAGTTTTTGTGGCGACATCTATATCTGTGTCATCGTTAAGGATGTCGATCTCCCAGCTTCTAGTTGTAGCTATTGAAGCAGGCTCTAGTGTACCGCTGTTGTTATTGTCATACCAGAATTTAACCGTATCGCCATTTGCTGCGCTAACTATAAAATAGCTTCCATTTAGACTTCCACTAGAGTCTGCAACGCATACTATCTCTTGAACTGAAGCTGAACCTACTGCTGTTGCTACTCCGTCTATGCTATAAAAATCTAGTGTTTTAGCGATATCATCCTTTTGAAGAATGCTGAAAGTTCCGCAATTTGCTGTTGAAAATCCGCTTGTTTCACCTATAGATATGACATCACCTATATTTATAGAATTAACACTAGCAGTAGTAGGAAATTTTAACCTAAGTATGCTAGAGCCTAAGTCTGTCAGTGTGAACTGGTCTCCTGGAGAGATGTCTGTATTTATTGCGCTGTTTGAACCAAATACATATCTAAAAGAAGTTACGCCTGGAATTGTAGATTGCACAAGCGTGCTCTCGCTATCGGCAGTACTAGGGTAGTCGATTCCAAAAGTATATTGTTCGCCTATTGGACCATAGTCGCTAGCTCTTATTATCATGGCTGCGCCATTATCATAATACCAGTTTCTAGCTCTAAACCATATATTGTAGTCGTTAAAGTTAGTGCTCCCCTGAGATGGCAAAGTGCCCCAGATATCTGCTTTACCGAAATCAATACCAGACTCGTTATCTATGTCATCTGCAGAGAATGCTATGCTAGTAGGTATGAAATTTGAAAGCTGCGAACCGCTATTGATCTGACCAGTTCTTGAGAGTGGCATATCTATGGTTTTAGCTATAGGATCATTGTCTAGTATCATTACGATATTATCTTCGGATGAAAGTTCTAGACCTTTAACTGCACTATACTCATCTCCAGCAGTGTAATCCATTAGAGTTCTAGGCGTAGAGTTTCTTGTGCCTATTTGACTTGAGCTTAATATGGACCTAATATTTCTTGATTGGCCCTTATTTTGACCACTTGTTATTTCTATGAAATCGTCATAGCTTATATCATTTAAAAAATCCGTAGCAGTGTCAGTTAATGTTTCAGAATAAAAACCAGAGCCGTCAATGCTAGGCTGTGAGTTTGCAGTAAGTGAACCTCTTATTTCGCTATAAACGTGTCTATCTAGCCAAACATTATCTGATTCTGGCTCAGATCGTTTAAACATTGTTAAGTAACTTTTGCTTGGAATAACATTCGCTATATGCGACTCAGTTCCAAGCTGAGTGCCTTGTGCAGTATTAAAAACTCTAGATGCTGCACCTACAGAAACAGGTATAGCAATGCTTCCACTTGTTTCAGTAGCTGAAGTAATTTTTATATAGCTTGTTCTAAAAGTTTTTGCTTCTACGCCTTTAATTAAACTGTTAATAGATGCAACTACTTCATTTATGCTAGCAGAGACTGGAGCTGACAGCGAAGAAGCTCTCCATATCTGCGGATACTTATCGGAATAGAATGCCTGAATATCAAGCGCATCCAATATTGCATAAGATCCGCCAGAAACCATGTTTACATTTTTTACATCTAGGTAGCTGTCTACTCCAGCATATAAATGTTCGCCTTTTGCATGTACCTTAAATAGACCGCTAGAAGCGTCATCTACCCAGCTGCCTGATCCAGGCGGATCAATTAGTGGATTTGCTCTAGTTTCGCCTCTGCTAACTATATAGATATAGTCACCAGCTTGTACATTGCTAAACGAAGATATGGCACTAGACATTATTCTCATAATGCTGTTGCCTTGATCTAGTAGAGTTATAGTAGACGCAATTGGTAGACTAAGCGATCTTGGAACAACTCTTGCAGCATCTGCTACAATGACCATCTCTGCGGGTCTATTACTAGAATCGTTAGATAAATTAAATATTCCGTTAGATGCAGCGCTGGATACTATGAATCCCTTTGAGTCACTTGATCCGGCTGTGATAGTATCTCCAGCCTCTATATCTACTTTAATTTGTAGATTACCATTCTGCCTATTAAGGATAAAATCAGAATTTTGACCACTAGACTCTAGTGTCTGAGAGCTAAACATGTTTTCTAGATATGATCCGCCAACTATCTTAATAGAAGACTCTTCGCCACCTTTATTTGATGTAACAACAAGCCTTCCAGCAGCAGTTGCCGTAGCAGTCAATCCTGCAAACTTATAGTTAAATACACGAACCCAGTCTTGAAGAGTTACAGAAAAAAAGCTACTGGCGCCAAAATCTAATAGTGTAAAACTACGATCTTGAGGCGGAGTATCGTCCACAGAAATTATTAAGTTACCGCCAGTAGATATTCCCCATGTAGAAAATTCTACGGTCGCTACAGAAGCAGACAGCTCTTTTTCTCTTAGCAGTTTATTATTTTTATATAGTTTTATATTTGAAAATTCATTTAATGGAAATTTTAGCGATGAGTTAGCATCGAATCTCCCACCATCTCCTGTGACTTTAATTGTCTCAGCTGTATGATCTGTTGGATACAGTAGAAGTCTAGACGAATTCTCTGTCAATCTACACTTAAAGCTGACTGATTTAGTGTTTATTGTTGTAGCTAGATCATAGATACTCACAGAAGAAATATTGCTAAAATCAGAATCATAAAGAACGATAGATTCCTCTAGTCCATCTACTTCAACTTTAAGAGTCATAGAGTCTGCTAATAGATATGGCGCTTCTGCAAGATTTACTACCTGAGCTCTAGGTAGAGGATAGTTAGCGAGCTGTAAAAATTCTTCGCTGCCATTAGCTGAGGCCAACAATAGATCTACAGACTGTCCTTTATAGCTTGGTTGAAAACCTTGACCATCATCTATATAGATAATGCTTGGGTCTGCTATTGATGCTGGCTCTGTTATATTGGCAGATTCAACCTGCTTGCCATCTGTTTCCTCAGAAACACCGTATATAGCTGATAATATAGCTTGACGAGTACCTCTCGATAAAGAGTTCGAATATGCTTTTATTCTATCTCTAAAAGATTCATCTGATTCTGCATCTCTGCCATTAGTAAAAGCAATAGTATTTGTTACAGCAGCGCCCAAAAATGGCGGCGTCGAAAATCTTGTTATGGTGTTTATCCCAGCATTTCCAGATGTGCCAGCGTTTACTGCAACAACGGGAACTGAGTCCACAAATGTTTCACCAGCTGGAATTACCGCATTTCTTAGCGTTACATAGCTGATATCTGGACTAACGTTATTTGCAGGTATTCTTACTAGCGTATTAGCTGGTATCTGCCTATCAGCTGTCCCTTGGCCATCTATAACGCTGTCAGTAAGAAGATGATCTTTCTGAAGCGAGGCTCCTAGAGTTATAGTATAAAAACTACCATTGTCTGTAATGGATGTATATGGAATTGGACCTTCAAAATTCTGAGTACCTCTACCAATATAGAGATTTCCAGTGAGATTCCACTCAGATGCATTTGCCACGTACAGAGTAGTAGCTCCTCTTATAGGGGCAGGCTTTATTGAGTATAATCTGGTGCTTCTCTTTGTGATATTTGTATCGGTAATCTTGATTTGACCTGAAGCTCTAGCCGCGACGTTTCTAGTAAGGCCATAATTAGAGCCATAAGAGTCTAGATCGTTGTTTCTAACGGCGTCTATGTTCATTAGCTCTAGAACATTCAGTATGGCAACATTGTTTTCAAAGTCATTAGAGGCAGCCGCTTCAAGTAGAGTTAGCAGCGCGGATCCGGTATTGACGTCATTTATCGCAGTATCGGCAATGATTTTTCTTACCATTGCTCCCAGAATTTGATTATAGCTTTTAATCTCTACGTTAGCCATGCGTCTTCCTATATATTTATGTTAAAGCTTATGGGTATATTCTGATCTGATCCAGCCAGTTTAACTATCAATTTAACCTTAAATGCTGATACTGGCTTTGAGTCCAGACTATTCACATACTCTATATTCAGGGACTCTATGTTAGAAAATCTAGTATCTGCTTTTATGGCAGAATCTATAGAGTCAACTAAAATTCTTCTCACCGCGTCCACATCTATGTTGCTGTCACCGATTACACTTATAAGGCCATAGTCTTTATGTCTAATAAGTTCACCCTGTTCAACTGACATCTTTAACTTGATAGCCTGTATGGAGTTCTCTATTCCATAGACTGGCTGTATGTCGTTATTAGAGTTAAAAACTAAGTCACCTTCAGTATTTATACTTAAGTCTACTTTTTGTCGCTTTTCTATGTTGTCACTTGTTTTTAAAAACCAAGGCGTTTCACTTCTTAGGTCATCTGGTAGAGGATCAGAGGACGGTATTAGAACAAAAAAGGAACTATTTATCGTATTAGATTTATAAACTCTAACGTAAGCTCCTTCTGATACTTTATAGCGGTCTAGATCTTTTTCACCATCTAGTTCTAGTATTATGTCGTCAGATATAGGAATCTGTCGTATTGCTGCAACTACTCGCTGCTCTGGAAAATTTTGAGTCGTGGACTGCAGCAGTATAGGCTGACCAACATAAAAAAGATCTAGCGCTGGTTGACCAAGAAGTAATCCGCTGATATTTATCTTATTGTCTACGCCGTTAGACATTATAAAGAGTTTTTGGCCAACCTCATCAATATAAGGCGGTTTTAAGCCATTAGCTATAGCTATGTCTATCCATCTATCAGGTGATCCTAGTGTTCTTTGAGCAAGAGACTGCAGATCTTCACCATAATTTAACTTAACTAGTGTGCCAGAAAGGTATGAGATTATATCAATATCTGGGTTATTTGCATTAGCTTTTGCTAGTGCAAAAGGATCAACCGATGCAGTTTCTAGTGAAAAATAGTTAGCCAATATATAGTTTATCATGTCTATTGATTTCATCAACTCATTCATGGCATTCATGTCTTTATTTTTGACATCAACTCTAGCTGGGCGTGAACTTCTTTTATAGACTGTGTTATAGCTATCGTCTTGTAATCCAACTTTATCAGCCATGGCGTCTCGCTCTATTTCTAGCTCAGAGCGCATGTTGAGAAAATCTGATCTTATATATTTCTGCACTTCTTCTATTTTTGATTTAACTATTGCAGATTCTTCGCCGTTTAGTGCTATTGAATTTATATTCGTAGAGTCGAATATAGAATAAAATATATATATGATATTCTTATTATCAAATGGGTTTTTTTTATTTTTAGAATTTCTTTCAGTTCTTATAAAGCGAGTAAATAATTCTATTTCACTTCTGAGGCGCTCTGGATCCTGATAGCTAGAAACAAAGTCAAGATATGTGGCTCTGAGCGTTTCCCAGTTGTCTCTAAAATAAGGCCATCTCAGTCTTATTAGTTCTGGAATATCTGCCAGAGTAAGCAGAGAATTCTCTCTGACCTTGACCCAGAGATCTAGCTTGGATAGCGGCTCTATAGCTCCTTCCATGTCTACTAGCATTATAAACCTATAGATTTAAAGGCTGAAACTATACCGTAAGCAGTATTTTTTGCAGCTCTTACTTTATTAGATATCTTTGAAAATTCTGTTGTGTTCAGCCCATCTAGTCCGAAGCGACCTAGGTCTAGCGAAACAGGTTTTATAGCATCATCAATTGATCTAAGGTTATAGGCTCTCATAGATATGCTATAGTTATATAATAGTGGACTTGAGGCGTCTCTGGTCATCGAGAAACTGGTAATGCTAACGTCGTAGGCATTATTATCTTTGTAGTTAAAGAAGGATAGTGGGTGACCGGTCTTTGGTTTTTTACCCAGAGCAACGCTGTCCTTGTACTCTAGTAGAAACTTGTAAAAATTATGAAAAGCTACGTAGCCAGATTCGTCATTTTTTATTGCGCTAACAGCAACACTTTCCGACGCACCTTTTACTTCGCTATATTGCTGCTGTATCTTGTCTATAAGGCTGCGCGTTTTTCTAAAAAAAGATGAAGCTGGATTTGCATTTATATCTATAGTAAAACCGCTTCGACCCTCAGCTGGTCTAGTTGATCCAGCTTTGGCTTCTTTTTTATGATAGAGCGGAGCCATACCCGTTGTGCCAGATATATTTATGTCAAAATAGCGCTGCTCCGAATGCTCCTCGATAGTTCCATACATAGTGGGCACTACTGCTGTAGCAAAATGAGTATTTATCTGAATGTTGCGAGGCGATATGGGTAGGTTAAAATAGCTAGACTCACTATCTGTTTTTCGCCACCTAAAAGTATAGGGAAACTGCTTGTACCAGTTACTGGATACCGTCGCATATCTTTCAGATACTGTCTTATTTTCGGCCATATAAACTCCGAATAATATTATATACTGAAAATAGTTACGCTTTCCTTGTCTTTAAAATATTTAAGGTGTTTATGGAGCTTAGGCAGTCTTCGATTAGGGCTCTACTTACGCTAATTTGAAATCTAATATCATTCAATCTAGCTAGTGTACCGTTAGATTGAGTTAGACGTAATTTTATTATGCTAAAGAACTCTTTTTCTCTTTTTTCTGATCTAGATTCTAAGTATTTGATTCTATTAGAAATCTTGCTATTTACATCAGTTATGATATACTGAATACAGTCTTTTATTTTTTGTGATCTAAGTTTTTCTAGACTATTATCATCTAGACTCTGTGGTATTGAAGCCAGTATTGCCTCTATCTTAGAGTCTAAATCTTGCCAGAATATTTTTTCAGTCTCTATCTCGGCGTTGTATAGGTCAGTAACCAGGTCTCTGGATATCTTGCTTTTCCAGGCTGCTAGCTGCGGCTTACATTGCCATAGCTTAAATTTAGTCACGTCATTCATTGACGGCGTGCTGTCCTGGCTTGATGCAACTCCATGTAGTAAGGTTAGAGCAACTATTGCCTGCTGACGTAATTCTGGCTCTGTTGCTCCAGCATAGGCCCTATCTCTTGACCATATGCCAGAACCAGCTGAAGTGCTTATAAAGTGCGGAGATATACCGCTGCCTATGCTTTGTCTTGTTCGACTTATTGGAAAATAAGGATTACAATCGTCGTCGCTTATTCCTGCTACTAGAGGCCATCTTTCTATCTCTGCAGACTCATAGACCCTTGGCCATTTGCCACTAAAATGACGAAGCTCTCTATATAAAGAATTTAAGTCAATTCTTATATCAGCCTCTTCCTCTTTACATACAGAATCTAGTCTAAATAACTCTTTTTCTAGTTCAACAAGATCTTTAAGAATTTCCCTATCGTTGCCTAGCTCTTCTAGTCTTCTAGATATGTCTGCATCTATAATATTTACTATTGACTTCATGATGCTTTTGTTTTTTTAGTAAGTTTTACTATAGCTTGGCTAATAACCGGACTACCCAGATTTCCAGTGCCCTGTATTCTAGTTATTTCATATATAAGAGGGTACTTTCCTCCTGCTAAAAGTGTCTCGCCTGAGGTAGTAAGTTTGCCCTGTATTTCTGTGTCACCTTTCTGCGATATGTTTCCTTTTATAGCCATGTCGCCTTCTTGAGACCAGTTGCCCTTAGTCTTTATGTCTTTTGCCTCTGCATCTATTAGTTCAGATGATTTTACCAAGGTCTTCTTGGTCTCAAGACTCCACTCTTCGCTAGATTTAAAAGCAGTTTTCTTTGTATTTACATTAAACTCTTCTTCAGAGTTAAAAGTAGTTAGTTTATTATCTATAGTGTAGGATTCCTCTTCCTTGTCGATAGTAAGGAGTGTTTTACCTGAGCCTATAAATATCTTATTTTGCTCTTTATCTAGCATTAGATATTGCGGTCCAGTAGTTGAGTTATCCGTTAAAAAATATGAACCGTTTTTGTCGAATTGATAAAAGCTAGAGCCAATTTCATAGTTGTATTCTGGTTCTGGATAGAGCGAATTCTCGCTTGGCGGAGAATTAAGCGCACTTATGTTAGTTGGAATACCTTTAAAAGTTACACGATATTCGCCACTGCTGTTTATTACTTCCTGTATTCCATTAAATTCTTTTATATACGATATGCTGCCGTCTGCAGGTAGAATTTCTTTTCTGCCTAGGTGTGACAATGCACCAATTATTACGCCTTCTAAGATCTGACCATTTATGCAGGCCACTAGAACTGTATCACCTGCTACGCACTTTAGATTTCCATAGCTTACATTGGAGCTACCAGGATCAAAGCCTCTTAGATTAAACTCTTCATAGTTATATAGTCCACCAAACTTGACTAAAATTGTACATGTTATAGGTACGAGTCTACCTCTATCTATTGTCTCAACTATATATTTGGTTTGATTTTTTTCACTTGAGTAAACCAACTCCCTAACTGTTCCAACTTTAATAGAATAATCCCTATTGCTTGCGCCGCTAAAAAGATTATGCTCGTCCTCTATATATTCTTTAGGAAGATCGTTTGATATTCTCATTTATTGCCACCTAATTTTTGTGCATCTGGATCAGCAAAAGATGAAGAGGTCGATGCTCTGTAGTTCTTTTCTTCAGTAGGCGTTAGAAGCGAGGCATCCTGATCTAGTGCGCCACCACTATCGGTCTGTATTCTATTTAAGTTTTCATCTACAAATATACCTCTAGAAAATACTATGTTTGTAGTAAAAGATCGATGATCTTCTTCATATGAAATATTGTGAGATATCGATTCAACATGTGCAATAAAGAAAATTGTTTCTTTTTTATTTTTCTGAATATCGTTGAAGTTGTTATTTATGTCTAAAACTCTAGAGTCTATCTTGATATTGTCACCAACCTGAATATATCGATCCTGTCCTACTAGATGCAGTGATCCGTTTAGCATAGTGTGAGTATGGAAATACCATTCTTTCATTAAATATTTTAGGCCATGCATCTTACTAATGTCAGCATCACGGGCTATAACTGCGTTAGGGAGAACGTATGTTGTCTCTCGCCTGCTCCTAAGGCCATCTCTCGCTATAGATCTGGGATCATAGAAATTGCTACCAAGAGCAAGATAGTTTGCCATAGCCTGAGTGTCAGTGCCGCTAAACGCATACGAGGCATCTATAGATACCTCTACGAAATTGATCTTATCTCTCCAGTTGGTTCCGCAGCTACTAAACAATACATCGTTGTAGTCTATTTCTATACATCTTATATTCTTAAATTCAGAAACATATTGATCTACAAGACTACTAACTGAGTCACTAGACTTGCCATCACCAACATAATAGCTATCATTATATAAACGAGATTTATCTACTACGAATGGTTTGCACCTATTGTATAACGCTAGGGACGGCGTGCTTTCATTTTCAAATCTAACTTCTGCTATAAGTTCACTAGTGAGTCTATTCATGTTACGAGTTATGACGTCCCACATAGTATGCTCGCCATAAACGCTATCATGAGTTAGAAAAACAAAAGAATCGTCTTTACCACTATATTTATCATAATCGACGAGTATTCCGCACCCACTTTTTGTATCTATAAATCCAGTTCCTGTATTTTCTTTCAAATTCATGTATTTTTTTAACTTGTCTGGCAACCTAAATTCGTTCTGGGCTCTCCCTAGAAGTTTTCCCTGAGTAACTTGATTAATCTTATCGCCAAAAAGTGCCTTGGCATTATTTTGATTGACGCCCCAGAGTTTTATTAAAAAATCAATAGTATCAGAAACATTAAAATAATTTTTATTTTTCGCAGCTTTATCAGCTACTTCAGATTTGGCAGGAGTGTTATCTATGGCAGATTTATTTTTTGCTGCCTCTTTTACCTCTGAACTAGTCTTAGTCATATCAGCAAGAGCACCACTAGTCTGCTTATCTTTACTTATTGGCGTGCTCTTTGAACTCTTACCAACGCTTCCTTCTACATTAGATCTTTGTATAAAGTCTGTGTATAGAAAACTTAGTGCCATACCCACGGCAGTTTCCTCTGGATTTCTACCAAGAGGATCCACATATAGCATGCTGTTAAATATAGTACCCCAGTCAGTTCCAGTCACAACATAATATTTTAAGGTAGAGCCATCTTGTGGATTAACCGATGATACACTTCTAACGGAGTCTATTCTTCCTAGCATCTTAAATGATTTTTCATTTACCGTATCTGTGTGGTTGTATTTAGCTCCAACGCCTATTTGAGAATTTGACATTAAAATTACACACCAACTGCCTGGTGTTATAGCACTTACCCAATTTTTAGAAGCAGCTAGTCTTATTTCAAAAGTGCCAGCGGGAGCTCCCTTGCTCTTATTTGTTGCCATAGACAAAAGAGATGCAGAGTTTAATATAACTTGATCAGGCTCAAACTCATCTTTATTTATGTATTTATTGCCAAATCTTTCTCTATAGTTGTATACTATAAATAACCCATTTGGGGTTTTTACTTTTACTTTATTTGTCATGATATAGATCTTTTATTATCCAATACTCTTGTGAATTTCTTATATATCGTATGTCGTCTTCCACTGTATTTGGCTTTATTAAATTTAGTTGAAATTTAATGTCTAAAAATTGTATAATTTTAGATAGAATAAATATTGAAAAAAATAGTATGACAAATATCATTCTGATTTTCCAGTCGTGTTGTTTGTGGGCTTCTTTTCTTGTTTTACCCCAGCGTTATTCTGCTGTAATTGCTTAGTAGAATTTACAGTTGTCACATTTGTTTGAGCCGATTGTCCAGGTGACTTCTTTCCAGTAATTTTTTCATGAAAATAATCGGCAGCACCTCTTATTACTGTTGCAAAGCTTTCAGCACCATCAACAATAGTTTTAGCAGCACCATCTTTCATGTCTTCAGTTGATTTTGGTTTAGGTTTTGATACATCTGTACTAGCTATAGCTCCAGCAAATTTTGCCATAAGCTCTTCTAAACCTTTAGTCGGACTTTTCTCGTACTGTCCAAAGAGTTTTTCAAATGCTTTCTGCGCATATAGTCGTTCTTGCTCTTGCTTAGATGCTTGTGCCTTATCGACAGAAGCTTGCGGAGTATCTGGTAGAGTATTTGTTTGATCACTTAAATTAGCATTTGCAGGAGTAAGTCTAGACATAAGTTCACTAAATCTTTGTTTACCCATTATTTGTCTAAGCTTTTGCTCGTTTTTCTTCATGTACTCAACCGTCTTATCCGGATTATTACCTTCTTGTAACATATCATTTAATTGAAGAAGCTCAGGTCCACTAGTTGGCATTGAAAGAAGATCAGTAGTGAATGATTTTCTGAGCTTACTGTAATATGCTTTAGAGATGTTTTCAGCATTAACGCCACCGCTCTCAAGTGCCTCTAACTTTGATTTTTCGTCCTCAGTGAGTCCTCCTTTTGCTTTTTTTTCTAATAGATCTTTTGCACGCTTAACTTCATCCAAACTCATTTCAGCAACTCTAAATGCCTCTAAAGGATTAAGGCCTTTATTCATTAACTCATTAGCCTCTACAGCAGTGGCAAAACTTCGACTAGTGGAAGAAGATCTATCTGTTGTTTTTTGAATTGACTCTACTGCTGCTGCTCTGGCAGCTGAGTCAGTGAAGCCAGATTTTTTAAATTGAGATACCAGTGACATAATAGACTGTCCAAGTTGCATATTTCCGCCACCGTATTTTTGCATTGTCACATTAAGGTCAGTAATTGTGTGACCCAGCTCTTTAATAAAATCGTTGTCAAATCCTTCTTGTATACCTATAGCAATAGATTGATTTAAGTCTTTTTGAGTGCCACCAGCACGATTATTTTGAGCCGCTAGCTGTATATAATCGGCCTCAGTCATTACTCCTTTTTGCTCAAGAAGACCGGCTGTCTGAAATACACTTCCAAACTCGCCTTTCTTAAACCTACCCTTTACCATGGTAGGCATATTTCTAATTACATCATCGTAGCTTACTCCGTAATTACTTAAGCGATCAAGTTCACCGCCGCCATACTCACCTGTAATTGCTATTTTTTTTGCGTAGTCAAGCGCTGCATTGTTGCCAATACTGGCTCTAGCTAAGCCTATCCCTCTGTCCATGTACTTATTACCTAGATAAGTTTCATACGCATTGGCTGCTATTTTTTCTTGTTTTATAGTTTCGGCTGTAGCTGCAACTTTTTCTGCACTAACTGTACCTTCTGCCACGGCCTTTGCATCTCCAAAAATATTAAGAAGACCAAAAAGACCCGCAGCCCTGGTGTTTCTCCTGGCTTGATTAAGTATTTGCGCGCCACCAACTAATTGACTATTTTTTTGCAATTCAATCGCTTCATTTTCTGCTTGTTTTGCATATATACTTTGAGACAAATCTGATATGCTCAGATTGTCCACTCCCCTAATATTGCCCATAACAATTTGATTTGCTTGCTGTTGTAGTACAGTATTGGCTCTTGTTTTTCTTAGCTCACCTTCTACGAATAGATCCTCGTAAATCTTAGCCGCTCCACCGCCAAACATCGCAGCCGCTCCAAGATAACCACCGCCAACGCCTTCTTGGCGCTCTTGCCTTTCTTTTTGCTGCTCTTTTTGCCTGTTAATTTCGCCTAACTTCAAATTATCTTGCTGAACTTTATTTAGCTTTTCTACAGTTTTAGTTAAAGCATCCAGTTCTTTACCGGCCTTAAGTATCGCGTCTATATCTCCACTTTGATCGGCTGACTGCTTTGTCTCAAATGCTGTGGCCTGCATTTTCCTTAATTCATCTATGCCTTTGCCCTCAGTAAGAGCAGCAACATCTTTACTCAAACCTAAGCCAAGAGCCTTACTAGACCACGTGCCTTGCTGAATATTTTTTATAGTTGCAACATTAGCAGCTCTGTCGGCCCTGTAATCTCTTGAACTCTTTTTACCAGCTCTAACCTCTTCTTTAAGCTCATCAAATCCTACGTCTTCAGCAAAATCTTCTAAAAAACCTTCAATTCGTCTCTGTACTTTCTCATCACCATACTCGCTCACACGCTTTACTTCGCCAGCTTTTTTATATGCCGCTGACTTTTTTGAAGAAAGTGCTATTTCTCTGTCAATTTCTTCTAGTCGCTTGGTGTCTGCTGCTACTTGTTCAGGAGATCTATCTTTTGATTCATTTATCGTGCGCATTAATTCAGTGCGCTCACGACTCTTCTCATGCGCAGCTTTTTTAAATATCTGCTGTTGCTGCTCTAGACTTATTGCAGAAGAGTATCGAACATCGCTATCCCCTATATAGTCTCTATAAGATATCGCCATTCCAGCTGAATGAGATGAAGTAGCTATACTTCTAGAAATATTTCTTTCTGTAGAAATTACTGCAGAGTGTTTATGTAGTTGTGTAGCAGCCTGAGAATAGAATCGTTGAATTGACGATATTGCGTCGTTCTCAATGTCAGTAATCGCACCAGATGCATCTTCGGGGGACATGTTAGATGTTTGAATTTTTTTTATCGCTATTTCATTCTGTCTTTTGATTATGGCAACGTTCTGCTCTAGTTGTTGCAATAGCGATTGTGCAACTGTCTTTAAATTGCCAGAAAGAGCGTCTACATTTGCAAATACGGAATTTTGTCTGGCATACTCCGCTGCTTCATCGGCTACACTCTTATTATCTCGCTTTGTGTTCGGTTGCTGCATACTTAACCTTTAAAAATCGATGTTGACGTCGTCTCCAAAATTATCGCCATACTGCTTCTTTAACTCCTGCACCATCCATTCTTCTTGATCGTCAGTGCGCTGCTGCGAATTATTGCTGTTTGCAGTAGACTCCATCTCGGCGCGCTCCTGTTCATCAGCCCAATCAAGTGCTTTCTGGCGCTTATCATCTTCTATTTTATCAGTTTCTTCCTCAAGTCGTCTTTCGCGCTGCTTTTCTCTCTCATGTTTATCAAAAAATTCATATAGTAACTCGTAAACATTGTAAGAGTTAAGCAGCGGATCTTTTAGTGGCCTATTATAAGTTTTGCTCCACCAACTTCGTAGAAATAACTCGGTGGAGTCTAGAGAGTCTGCTTTAAGCAAACTATTTGAAATTGCTATGTTATGTATAGCCTCGTATACTGGGAGACCCTCTAGATCTCCCGCCGTCAGTTTCCCGCTAGAGGTTCCCCAACAGACTTCTTTTTGACTTCAGAGGTCCATTCTTCGCTTTTTTCCATACATTTTGAGAATACTTCATACAAAATATCTTCATCTAGAAAATCAAGATTATCTATAGATTGCTTGAACCATTCTGGTCCCTGAACTACTCTTATTCTAAGATTTGCCACAACACCAGAAATTGCAGATAGACTAACAGACGGATTTACCGTATCTGCTGATAATCTAGATCGCTCTATCTCTAGGCGTCTTTTATCTGAAATGTTCAATACGCACTTTACAGTAAAAGTGCCCTCGTATTTTTTCCCAGTTGTCTCGCCTATTAAACTTACGTCAAAAGATTTTTCATTCTTTGGAAGTTCCATGACCTCTCCTTAGTGCTTATTTTTATTTATTATACGCAAATATGCGCAAAATCAGCAGATGCTATCCTGGCTTAGCTGGATTGACCACTTCATCTATAAAACCAATTGCCATAAAGTCTAATGTCATTTCTGCCATTCCTTCTGACCTTACTGACTCTGATCTTCTAGTTATAAGTGCTTTATTTGTCTGAAAAATTAAATTATCTGTCTGTGAATCGCGAACTTCTATATCTATATATTTTTGATGTGCAAAATTTAACATGTTAGCCTGCATAAGCTTATAGCCCGGACCATTGCCTGGTATTCTAAGGCCAGATATAGTGCCGTTTACTTTTACACGATTTGGAGCAAGTTCATGCGGCATATAGGAGTCTATAGTTGTTATCTCTTCAGCTTCGGTGTGTATAGTCCAAGATATCCCGGTGGCAAAAGCTAGTATATTACCGTTAACTCTAAGTATACATCTAGCACCGCTAAAATATTTAGCAACGGGTTTTGCCGCCACTATAGAACCAACGCCACTAATTGCGTTACTAGCTACACTCTCTAATAAATTAAAATTATCTAGCTTATTTTGTCCACTCATAGTTAGTCAAATTGTTGCCCTCTGCCTGAAAAATCAGCCAGAAAGCTATCCTCATCTGCATAAAGTGCTGTAAAAGAAAATACTTGCTGTGCAAGCGTATCTACTGATACACTAAAGCTAGCACGCGTAATTCTGGCATTTCTTATTTTAGCAGCTGGAACGTTGTCCTGCCATATTTCTATATCAAAGCCAGAAGCCTGATCTAGTCTGCCTGGATTAAGCGATTCGTTAGTTCTAGAATCAGTGGCATATTTAAGAGGATCATTTGCCGGACTGTTGAAGCTCTTCCAGTTTCCTATTCCGTTGCCAGTCTCTTTGTCTGCAGTGTTTACTATGTTAGCATCAGAGATACCAGAGACATATCTTATTATAGTAAACTCACCATTAACTTTATAGCTTAAAGGCTCTACGGAAGAGGCCTCATACATACCCAACAGCACTGGCGCAGAGTGATTTATATCAATCGAATACGATATATTGGTTGCGTAGGCAAGAGTCTTATTATTGACCTTTATTTTTGCTCGTGCACCTGTAAAAAAAAATGGTCTAATTTTGCTCATGATTAACTCAGATCTCTTTTTGTCGTTGAGTGAGAGGATGACCTATCTCCGTCGCTATCCATAAGTATACCGTTAAAAGAAAACTGATCAGTCATAAGTGCGCGCTTATTTAACGACCCAGATTTTCCAGTTATACGACAATCTCTTATTCTAAGAACAGGTATATTTTCATTTGTTTCAAATTTAGATTTAACATATATCTCTAAGTCAAATGTAAGCGAGCTAAGTATAAGTCCTGGATCCAGTTGATCGCCTATGCGTCCAGAATTGGCGTCGTTCCATTCATTTACTGAGTTGCCACCTTTGCTTGCGCCTACAATAGCTTGACCAGCAGATGAAATCTCGGCCTGTCCATCTACAAATCTTACTAGCGAAACTTGATCAGAGCCTGCTTCTTTAGTGTAGCGTATTACAGAAAAAGTACCTGAAACAGCATAGGATGTAGGTTCATAGCTTGCTACTTCTAGCATGCCCATGGCCCTTACGCCTACATGACTTATGGTTAACTGATAAGAAACATCTGTAGCAAACGCCATAGTTAGACTACCTAACTTTATCTTAGCGTTTGCCCCAGTTATGAACGAAGGCGTTATTCCCGCCATTCTTGCCTCATTTTACGGAAATTATCCGTTGAGATCAATGTCTCCAGAAGTTCCTGCCGCGGTATCATCATCGTGATTCATGAGTACAGCAGTGAAGCTAAACTGATCTACTATAAGACCACGTTTAGTTACTGAACCTGATTTTCTAGTAAAACGACAATCGCGTATTTTCACGATAGATTCTACCGGTCCACCAACAGGATTATCTGAGGCTAGTTTAGAAAATATTTCTAGATCAAAAGTTTTAGAAGATATTATTTTAGCCGGATCAAATTGATCGCCAACTACAGAATTTGTAGTAGTATCTTGCCATTCATTGATAGAGTTACCATTATTAGATGAACCTGGTATGCTAGTTCTTCCAGTCATCTGAGTAGCTGCTTTAGTATATCTGATTACACTAAGAGTGCCGCTAACATAATAAGATATAGGCTCATTTGTAACTACTTCAAATCGACCGATTGTCTCTACGCCAATAGTAGCTACATCAACTGAGTAGCTGACATCTTGAGCATAAGCCATAGTCATACTGCCTAACTTAATTTTGGCGTTTGCGCCGGTAATAAAAGAAGGAACTTGTCCTGCCATAAAAAACTCCCTGTGGTTCGGTTCCACGTACCTTGAATTTGTGCTTACTTATGTAAACTTATAGATTATATCAGCTATATACTTAAGCAAAAACAAAGGCCCTCTTTCGAGGGCCCAGTAGCATATCTATAGACATAGAATTTGCGGATTACGGTTTTTTACTTTTTGCTTTTTCAGCCTTTTCTTCTGCTCGTATCATCATATCTTCTGGATTTCCAGTTTTTGCACGAATTGAATCCATGCGGATTCTTCCTTTGCCACTAGCCCCTCTGTGTTGAGGCTCTGACAAAATGGAACCGTCGTCCGTATTTGATTTTTCAGAATCTTTTTTAGACTTTGTAAGAGCCCATTGGCCATTTGGAAAAGAAATTAGGACCTCTTCGCTCTTCTTAAGCTTCATTTCTTTTTTAGCAGAATCTTCGTCTTTATCTTCGCCATGTTTCTTTTCGTTGTGACGATCAAGCGCTTCAGCTATAAGCTTCTTATCTTCTTTCTCGTCCGGATGCTTATCTTCTTTCTTCTTGACATTTACACCACCGCCAGAGATACCAGCAGTGATAGAAGAACCAAGATTAGACCCCAAAGGTGCACCCTGTGATCCAAATTTAGCTAACTGCTCTTTAGACTTCTTCTTTTTTTGACGAAGAGCCGCAAGATCTTCAGCTTCAATTTCTCCATCGCCATCGACATCTAGTTTATGTCGCTTGCCTTTATGTGAAGATTTACTGTCTTCAGATTTTGCAGTGTTTACCATAGAAGAGCCAACACTCATAGTATCTGAACCATCGCTTAGCATCGCTGCTTGCTTTTCCAGCGCTTCCCTGGCTTCCAAAAGTTTTTTCTCAAGTTCTAGTAATTTTTTCATATATTTCTCGTTTTAAGATTATAACTAATTAAGCTTCAGCTCTTGTGATAGTTATATCATTAAGTACGAAATCAATGCCTTCAACTAAAACAGCTACTAAACTTATGTTGATCGTATTGCCAGTTATCTTAACAGATAGATCTTTATAGCCATTTGGTGCGGCAGTAGTAGATACTGTTATTCCTTGTGCAAGATATGTGCTTAATAGCGATGAGGCAATAGATCTAACTTCAGATACAGATATGGTATTCTTTTTACCAACAAATACGTTTTCAAGTTGATTTCTAAAATCAAAACTTAACACGTCTGCAGCATACATAACATTTGCTCTGTTGTATACCCAGTTTCCGTCTTTTTGATAAGTGGTATTATCAAGAAGACATCTGATACCACCAGACTGAGGCTGCTCAAAGAAAGTTATTCCGCCTTGTATAGCTTCGTTGTATTTAACATTAGGATTAAAGTCTTGTACGATATCTTCTTCAGGGGTAGACATCGACTGAGAGGTGTGTCTAATTCCGCTAACATTAAAGAATTTAAACGTTAGAGGAGTTCCTATTGGCGAACCGCAACGAGCTCCAGCAAGCATACATGATTGTGCCCAAGGCTGAAACCACTTTATGTTACCCTGAGAATCAGTATTCTTAGTGTCCTGAATACATAGCTGTATACGCGGATCAGCAAGTAGACCAGATCTCTCTCTACATGCATCAAAGCTATTTTTATAAGAAAGATAAGCCTGTCTCTCACTTCTATTTTTTGTAGTACTCATTAAGTTACAGTGAGTCTTAACTGCCTGATGTATACCAAGTATTGTGTAGCTAGACGAGGAATCTGTTGTGTTATCTGCAATATCACTAGAAGGAGTATCTGAGGCTAGGATTGCATCTCTAGAAAATAGAGGAACCACAGCGCTAACTCTGATCTCTTCGAATGCCGCTAAAGCTGCAGTTATAGAAGACGTAGTTGTTGCTCCAAGAGCTCCACCAGAAAGTCCAGCTTCACTCATCGCATCAACTAGACCAACAGCAGATTGATCATCGATATCTGCAATAGATGAATCTTTAAAAAAGCTTGCCACTTCAGACGCATCTTTTTTGATACGAGCAGGCTTGATAGTTAATGAATTTGAACATTTCGCACCAATAGTAACTTCATCAAGTACGCTAGGTGATAATGAGTTATATAGCGTGCTAGTAAGAGAAGCTTTCCAGCCTGGATTAAGATTTATCGCGTTAACTAGTTGAAGTAGGGTTGGATAAGACTCTTTGCTTATTGAGATCGCTGAGCCAGCATCTAGAATAATTGAACTAGACGTTACTTCTACTGTAGCAGTTGCACTAGCTCCGCTAAAACCAACCTGCATAACAACGTTACCGCCAATAAGTTCTTGCTCTTCTAGTAAGTCTCTTGTTTGCTTAAGAGTAAGTGTCATTTTTGATTCTTGAGATGATACTTCAAGACCCTCGGCAATATTCATTGCAGCAAGAGGTGCACCAGTGCCATCTTTAAGTTCTAGTGCTTTACCAGAACCATTTCGGCTCGCTAATGGATCTGCATCAATTTCTATAGATAGAGAAGATGCGCCATCAACGCCGCTAACAGTAAATGATACGTCAGCAACAGACCACGTAGCAGCGTCAGCAGCTAGCGCAGCGTTGTCGGCATAACCGCCTGCAACACTTACAGAACTCTTAACACCGTTAACATAGATATCGAATGATCCAGCAGCAATAAGTGACTCGTCAAAATCCGCAGATGATTCAGACATTGGCGCAACTTCAGCCGTTTCTTCTGCAGAGAAAGTAATAGTATTTCCACCTATTCCGTGCTCAAGAGAGCGAACAGTGCCGAATGAGTTTGGCAATGACATAGTGGCTCTAGTGGACGAATTAGTTTTATAAATATAAACAGCCTGTGCACCATTAGGCACAGCACCATCAGAAGCTGGAGAAAATAGAAAGTTCATCGCATCTACGATCGGACCAGATCCGTATTTTTGTCTTACTTCAGAAATCTGATTAGGTAAGAAAAAATTTCTAGACATATCGGCTTCTTCACTACCAGGTTTACCTCTAGTAGATTCACCAAATATTGCCACTAGACCTACGATACCAAGCGGAAAATTACCACCTAAATCTATTGTCAACTTAGAATAAGCACCAGGCCTATAAATAGTTGCGCCATTGAAGGATACATTAATCGCCATACTTTCTCCTATTGCGTCATTATTGCTTTAATCATTATAACATGCATATTTAGTTAAATACTAACACCATATAATTTAAGGGCCCTATCAAACTGTTCCATGGTGGCTTCTGATTCTAGCCCCCTGGCCTTAAAGTCAGCAGCCAATATTTCTTTTTTATGTATAGGTGGTATAAGATCTTTTCTTTGTGAAAACCAGACATCAAACTTCACTCTCTTCTGAGCTAGTCCTTTCGCTGAAGAGGCGGCATGACGCTCTAGTTCCATTTTTTTTATCTCAGCTTTCAAATTATCATTCATACATCGCTCCGATACTGACTTATGTTTGTAACTACTTCTTCTATATCGCCATCTGACATATTAATGTCGCTGTTCGTAGTAGCACCTATATCTAGCTCTAGTACTGGCTCTACATATTGATCGCCCTCAAGATAGTTCTGGACTGTGCATCTAAATCTTATCCATCTAGACCAGACGTTATCAGCCATATACTTGCTCTCTTTATTGTACTCAGAGGCTCTAAATGTATATAATTGCAGACCAAGATTATACCCAGCCATCTTTTCTTTATAGAGAATATAGTTTAGTATATAGTAAAGCCAAAGAACATGATCCTTAGACTTATCGGCATGTATCCCTATATCTAATGAAACGCTAGAGACACCAGTCAACATCTCAGAGTTCTCGCCAGAACCAAAATAATCTGAAACGGCAGCCCTGCTCTCATCCTCACTCTCATCTGCAAGATGTATCGTAAAAGAAGGCACTTTAGTAGGGTCAAAGGACCATGCCTGTAGTACAGGTATTTTTGTAGTAGTAAACCAATTATATATCTTGTCTATGTGTGCTTGACCATAGGACGCCTGCATTTCATTTCTAAGAAACTGTGCAAATATGCAATCAAATGCAGCTCTGTTATTTTTTAGGTTAGCTATTCCTAGCTGTACAAGTCTTTGGAGAGCAACTTCTGACATAACAAAAGCCATAGATCATCCTCCGTATTGTGCCATAATGTAGCGTATGGCATCGTCTATTCTGTCCTGGAGCTGATTATTTATCTGCTCTAGCTTTTCAGTCATATCGGCCTTTTTAGCAGGCCTTACCCATTTTGAATTAGGATCTTGCTTATCGCTTGCGGTTCTAAATTGAGTTGCAACAGACTTTGAATTATCATATGTGTATTCATGCTGCGGCACAGGTAGCGCCTCTATTGTGTCTATAGACTCTGTAGGATCACTGGATCCGCCTCTTTGCTTTTCAAGTCTTGCCTGCTTGTCTGCCTTTAATTGCAGTCTTTGCTTATTGATTTGTTTTATTGCGTTTTCTATAGTTTTTGGCATTGAGCTTTCGCTAGATCTTTCGCGCATAGGTATTTTTTTATATCTAGAGCCATCATGGGCCATTTTTGCATTAGATAGTAGTTTTGGCAACATAGGGAACGGCGGTTCCGAAAAGTCAGTTTTTCCAGATAGTGTAGTTATCTTAAACAGATTTCCATCGCGTATCGCCATAAGCTCTTGTACAAATTTATGAGAGTTATGGTCTCCTCCGTCTATAACAGCCTCTTCTAGAGCATCAGCTACCATATCTATTACAGCTTCTCTTACATTATCAGATGCACTATCGCAAATGCTTTCAGCCTCATCTAGAGAAAAGCCTTTTGCCATCAGTCTGTGTTTTAAATTTTCTAACTCATGACCTACATCTAGCATTAGCGTGCCTTTTTAATTATTCTGGCTTTCATGTCACATAGGAAGTTAGATTTTTCTAGATCTGTCCATTCTTTGTCAAATGTTATAGATATTTGACCTTTATTATCTATTTCTATTTTTGGTCTAGGTAAGTACATGTATTCATTTTCGTAGACCTTTTTTGGATCTATCTTTTTAGATTGTACGACATCTACTTTAGAGGGTTTTTTAGAAAGTTCATCTACTTTCTCTTGCAGTTCTAACAACCTAGACTCTAGATCTTCTATTTCTTTGCCAGCATCTTGGTTTAGTTTGTTGTGCTTATCTACGACAGTTAGTAGCGAATTCTCTAGCTTATCAAATAGCGCCATTATCTTAGACTCTACTTGCTGAAGGTCTACCGCAACGCCATTGCGTATCTCTTTTCGCATATTTTCTACTTCAGTGTAGATATTGGCAAGATTGTGTTTTCGATAATTATCTGCAAGTTGCTCTAGTCCGCCATATATAGCGTCATCTGAAAGTTTTTCATCGTCTAGTATGTCGAATACTTTTTCATCTTCATCTGAGTACCACTCGAATACAGACATGACATCTGCACAGAGCTGAGGCAGTGACTTATTAGTAAATTGATGTATTACTTTATGGCCATCACTTATACGACCAGAATACACATCATTCATGTGTTTTCTTAGGCTTATAGTATAGGAATCTATCTTGACATCTCTAAAATCCTCATCACTCATATCTTTAACGGCAGTGCTAAGCATTCTGAAGCAGCCATTACCTATGAGCTTCAGTGCTTCGCCATGACTTATGTCAAATGTAGCAGTTCGCTGATTATCACCACGAAGTATATTTTTATTTAGTTTCTCTAATATAACTAGATCTTGTAGTTTGCTGGATTTTTTTAAGGCAGAGTGCGCATACATTTCTAGCCCTACTCTGCAGCAATCCCGCAGTTCCCAGTCTAATAGACTATGAAGAGGTGCAAACTGCAGATCTTTAAGTTCATGTGTATCTTTTGGTTTTCCGTCAAAAGAATCTACTAGAAATACTTTAGAGTCATTACCGTTTATCTTAGCATGACCAATTTCATTTAGATCTCCAGCGTCTAGTCCTGTCTCTTCTTTAAGTTCTCTTTTTGCTGCTTGGACAAAATCTTCACCGGGATCAACGTGCCCTCCTGGCGTTTGCCATTTACCATCGTTTCCAATGCCAACAAGAATATGCCCACTATCGTCAGTAACAACAAGACCTACCCCCTGTCCTCTATAATATTGCTCAAATGATTTTTTAAGTTTCTTTTTAGATTTGCGCTCTGTTTTTTCGCCCTTGCCATGTTTTTCATGGTGCTCGCTAGTCCAATCGCCGCCTCTATTTTTGTTTTTACTTTCTGGCGCATCTGAATTTGAAGAGTATTTTGCGGCTACACTTTTAGGTGGACATCCACGAGCCTGAGTGCACTTGCCTTTCCCATGAAGGATCTGCATCATAAATCTATATTGTTTTTTACTGGCTGCTTGAGGCATAGTACTCCAAATATCTCTTGCCCTTACATTATATCTTAAATGCTGGCTAGAGCTCCTTACCATCCGGCTTAAATAAAAAATCTCGCTTAACCATAATATGCTGAGGCAATCGTTTAGCTACTTTTTGACCATTGACCATCTGCTGCGTGGCGCGTATCTCATGCATGTTCTGCATTACATTATACACAGGATTCGCGGAATATGTTATAGATAGCACTTCACCTATATCTTCTATGCTATCATAGCTAGGAGCTTTTCCTGCGACCCAGACTATATTGCCATTAACTATAGTAAAATCAACATCTTGCACATACTTCTTAAGTGCGCCATTAACTACGGACGATATATCGAAAACTCTTATTATTGGATACTTGACGCTGGTTGCTCCACTTGTTCCGTCATATTGTCTCAGGTCAGTTAGACGTATCTGAAAATCAGGGCACAATAACTTATCAAATATATTGAAGTCAGCCTGATTGCCATCTGGATACTCGGTAGGGAACGTTATCACCGCTGTCCCTATTTCCCAGACTCCTTGGACTTCAAATAGTTTTTCTAGTGAATTATTAGTAAAAACACCAAATATCTCTTTTTCTTGTATATATATTATCTGACTATTGTCGCAAAATGCACAATCTGGATCGTGGTTGTTATCGTCTAGACTTTTCATGTTAGGGCATGGCGCTGCCATGCGATGCACAAAGCGTATGCCTCTGTTTTGAACTATCTGATCCCAGGATTCGCCTCTGATGCTTATATCAGTTATAAGATCAGGCATCATAGATGGATATGACTTGGCTGTTTTAGGATACTGCTGATTTGGTTTATCTAGTGGCGACATTAGATGCCTCTTATCTTATTTAGTTTTTACTTTATATAGATGATCGATATGTGGATGAACTTCAAGCTCATGAATCTCACCCGCTTGAAAAGGCTGTTCAGTCTTCGCTAAGCTCCACTGACCATTATATAAGTAGGTAACTTTTTCCATAGCTTATATTTTATCAGACTGCTAGTCTGAGATACCAAACTTTATACGCATTATCTTCTCTTCTCGCGGTGAAAGAGTTTTCAGTATTATCTTTAGGTTACGTGCTATATCTTCTGTATCTAGCTTGTCGGCACTGAATTCTATGCTAGACTTATGCAGTCTATCTAGTAGACTTCTGTCTTCTTCTGAATTAGGACTACTGTCTAGTGATAGTGGTATCTTAGCTATCTCTAGCAGATCTTTTAACTTATCTTCTTTCATGTTCATAAGTTTACTAAGTTCTTCTAGATTAGGTTCTTTGCCATATAGACGAACATGCTGACTCATGATCTGAAATATTTTATTTACACTCTCTACTAAATGCACTGGCAGTCGAACAGTTCTTCCAGTGTCTGCTATGGCTCTAGTAATAGACTGACGTATCCACCATGTTGCATAAGTGCTAAATCTATAGCCACGCTTATACTCAAATTTCTCTACGGCCTTCATGAGGCCAAGATTTCCCTCTTGTATAAGATCTAGCAGATCCATGCCGCTATAGGTATATTTCTTAGCTATAGAGACTACTAGTCGCAGATTTGACTCTACTAATCGCTGCTTGGCTGCCTCATCGCCTTCAAAAGCGAGCTTAGCAAAGTAGAGTTCCTCTTTAAGAGTCAGCATCGGTATAGCACCCATCTGCTCTAAATAAATCTTTAGTCTATTGCTCATGAAATGATTATACCGATTAGCCTACATGCTGCTTGTATGCCTTTACTTTTTAGACTATTTTATTTGTGGATTTTAAACTTTCCTGGTGCAACCAGAATCTCATCCTCTCCGTATGCAGACTGCTGCTGTTCTTTGGCGCTAGATCCCCAGTCTTCGTCTGGCTCGTTTGGCCCAAGAGCAGCCCCATCAGGCTCATGCAGTCCACCTCTGTGTCCATACATCTTAGGCATACTATGTATGTCATCTTCAGGAACCCACGCGCTCGAGAAGTCGCCTGGCTTAGCATCTGCTCCGAAACTAGCATTGTGTGAAAAACCTGCAGCAATACCTGGAGTCCATGACCAACTTGTCATTTCATCGTTATGATAGTGATCGCCCTTATTGCGCCTAGCATAATTTTCAGCACTATTGTCGCCTCTATGTAGCAAAAACTCTAGTTTGTTAGTTATTGGATTTTTTCTATATTGAGCTAGTCTCATTAATTTATTAAGAGCTCTAGCTCTCATGTTGCCGCTCATGCGAGGAATATCCTGCTTATCTACACTACTAGTAACATCACCAGTCACCCATCCTTGCACACTATATCTATCTTTGTTAGATATATCCTTATCTGGGTTAAACGGAATTTTCTTCTGTCTAGATCCTTTCTCGAGTACCCATTGTCCGTTATGTAGATATGATATTTTTTCCATAAATATCTAAGTGTTAGTGATCATGCGGATATTTGTCTGATCCAGACTCATCATGTAAAGATAACCAGCTATTAACATGATCGTCGAATTTTTCTTGATGTTTTGGATTGCTTAGCTGAACATGTGCAGCAGGGTGATCTATTGAAGCATATGCATGTCCGGCATCTTTATGATACTTAATATGTTTTGGTTTAACTTGATTATTGAAATTAGCTATTGCTCTTTGGAAATGAGCTTCGCTTTTTTGCAATATCTCTTCTATCTGCTCATCGGCCTTCTTTTGAAGTATCCACTTGTCCCAGTCTGGAAATTCTTTCACGTGATGCTCCTGTTCATTTAAGTAGCTCAGTTTTTCTATAGTCTATATTCTACCATCTCATCGAGTCAATCTAGTATAATATTCTCACGCATTTACCTGATCCGCGAAGCGGTTAGGGGGCCCCTGCCAGTTAGGTTACAACTACTTAACTCACCTAAGAGACCACTATGACTCAGTATCTATTTACCGAAGATCAGATTCATCGCATGCTCATACTCTATGCGCTCTTGAATCTAAACATAGACTGGCGTGCGATCAAATACGGAGAGCTGCTATGCCACAACGACTACTAAGACTAAACGGCGTAATAAACTCACAGCTAGACATACGCGATATCATAGAGACCTATGCGCTGCTCAAAATAATCAGAAAACTAGAGATCTATGGCGATCACGAGGCCTGGTATGACCACATATGAACTACTGCGTGTCGTACTCGCGGCCGCGCAGCTAGTTGCCACACTGGCAGCACCCTGGGTCGTCATCTATCTTGATCGGAGACGCAATGGCGGACAATGAGCAAGTGCGCATATATTCGGCCGATGAGCTGCGAGCAATCTGCCCGATGCTTCGCATCCTGCATCAGCTCGGATTAATCGGCCTGGTGAGTGTGCGCATGGCTGGCTATATCGATTGGGGCAGCGAAGGCTATATAATAACTAGTTATGACAGACTTTGAAGCACGCAAGACTATCTGGGCCACTATCGGCAGACTCTTCGTCTGTGACGAGGTGACGATCTGGATTTTCTCAGCAGACGATATGATAGAGGCGAACCGGCTGCCTGATGGCAGCGGAAGCAGACTCTATTATTGCGGCGTAGCGCATGGTATAGAACCATGAGCTGGCGTGAGCTCATGGCGGGCGAAGATATGCGAGTGGTGCGAGATATGTTTCTCACGGTGCAGCGGCTGGATTTGCTCGATAGAGCCACGTCGTTTCAGGAGTTTGTGGACTGGATGGGAGCGCTGAGCTGGTATGCATCAACCTATAAGCCTAGATAATTTTGACGCGATGATGCGGCTGCTAGATGTGTTTAATGCTCTGGGTATTCTGGAGGGAATGGACTATCTGGTGGTCTGGGAGAAGAGGCCGAAGCTGACGCTGAATAGGCTGGGTAATTTTGAGTTTGTGAATCCTCAGGAAGTCTATGGCGCGAGTTTGAGTTTCTGGGACGACGCAGGTCGTGTGGTGGCCACGAGAAGATTTACGCTAGTGGAGCGGTTTGATGATGAGTATTGATGAAGAGTTCTATGTAGAGTTGAGCATGTGGTTTACGCTGTTGAGGCTGGGGTTGGCTGAGTTATGAGTAGAGTTGATCTAGAGCATCTGTTGTATATTCTAGAGTTCATAGATAAGCTGGATGTTATAAAGCACGAGATGAGTCAGTGTTCGAGTTGGCGAGGCGGCGGTTATTTCTGGCCACGCTGTTAAAAAATAATAAAAAAATATTATAAAAAAATTAGGGTACCGGTACCTCTGTGTTTGATCTATTAGGGATCAGAGGCCAGTGGGCCCTATTTTTATGAAAAAGTGCTCTGCCAGAGTTCGCAGGGTACCAGAACCTGACCGGCTCGAAGTAAGGTTAGATGGTTTAGAGGTTACCCGGTCCTAACCGGTTAAATTTTTTTAAACCTGTTAAAACTGTTTTATAATTTTAAACCGGCTCGATATAGTCTACGAGGCCGGTGGCGGGCAGCGCCTGCGCAAGGGTTGCCGGTCTAGACTGACTCGATCTAATAACAACAAAGCAAGCATAAAGCTTGCCAACTAGGGGGTTATATGAATCAGCGTAAAGCAACTGTGTCTGCGATCCTGTTCGTTCTCTCTGACAAAGGCATCAGCTACGAGTTCAACGGTCCTGTGAATGCGAGTGATCTCATGACCGAGAATGATAGGTCTAAGACAGTAGACATGATCTGCAAGGGTTTTCTAGAAGGCGAGGTCGAGATGAGCGATGAAGGCAAGGCCAAGTATTTCACTCAGCCAGCAGAGCTAAGAAAGTATGTGGTTGGCCTTGTTAACAACTGGCTACGTAAGGCGCCAGAACTAAACGGTGGCCAGAAGTATCAGGTGAAAAACCCTGGTTCTAGAGCAGGATCTGGAAACGAGACGATTAAAGCTCTTAAGCAACTGCTGACGATAACCGATGACCAGGACGCGAGACGAGCGATTGAAGCCGAGATCGCTAGCCAACTCGAGACCATCAAACCCAAAGTCGAGATAAACTTCGACGCCATCCCAGCTCACCTACGCCATCTGCTAGACAGATAGGTCAATCGGGGGACGAAAGTCCCCCTCTTTTTTTTGACACTGCTACGCCAGCAAGCCAGCTCAGACAGACTCGATATACTAATATGAGATTAATAAAGGGGGGTTTTATGGAAGAGAGTTATAATGATAGTGTTCTTGATCAGATGATAGTCAGTCATGAGTGGAATCAGAATGGCAGAGTGTTTAAGAATCAGTCAGAGTTAGAGGATTATAAGAAGAGGGCGATAGAGTTCTTTGGAGATCGAGAAGAGGTGGTGAAGTATCTGGAGTACTGGAGGAAAGGGTAGGCTCTGCCTGTCCTCTCCTCTATATATTGACACTGCTACGCCAGCAGGCTAGCAAGCCAGCTCAGACAGACTCGATATATAAACAACAACCAGATGGTTGTAAAAGTCCTGTATGGACATTGGCTTGGGCTAGCTTATTAGCATCCGGTGGGCAGTTGGCAGTTCAGACACCTAAAATGATGAACTGCACTTTAACAGACTCGATCTAATAACAACAAAGCAAGCATAAAGCTTGCCAACTAGGGGGTTATATGAATCAGCGTAAAGCAACTGTAGCAGCTATTGTTAGTGTACTAGCAGATCGCGGAGTGGCCTATGAGTTTGATGGTCCGGTCTCTGCAGCAGATATGATGACCAGTGCAGATAAAGAGAAGACAGTCGACATCATCTGCAAGGGTTTTATGAGTGGCGAGGTAGAGATGAGTGACGAGGGTAAGACCAAGTATTTCTCTCAGCCAGCAGAGCTAAGAAAGTATGTGGTTGGCCTTGTTAACAACTGGCTGCGTAAGGCCACCGAGCTGAATGGTGGCCAGAAGTATCAGGTGAAAAACCCTGGCAGTCGCAAAGGCTCTAGCAACGAGACAGTCAGAGCCCTTCGCCAGCTCTTGGCTATCACTAGCGATTCAGAAGCGAAGCAGGCTATCGAAGCCGAGATCGCTAGTCAGCTAGAAAGCCTTAAGCCAAAGGTCGAGATAAATAGTGATGCGATCCCAGCTCACCTAAGACATCTGATTAAGTTCTAGCTAGTAGGCGGGACGAAAGTCCCGCCTTTTTTGACACTGCTACGCCAGCGAGCCAGCTCAGACAGACTCGATATATAAACATGAATGAGATGAATAGGTCATCTCAGCAGCTAGGAGGTCAGCTTTGATAACAACCAATGACATGTTGGCAGTTCTTGAGAGTTTTGAGAGTGCGCCCAGTGCACACATCCTGGTGAAGAGTTTTGTGACTGCAGTATCAGAAGAAGAGATTGATGAGATCTATTCAGCCAGCGAAGGCTTTAATGACCAGCAGACAGAGTCGATACTTAGTGAGATGGATAAGAGTCAGATGACTGAGCTGGTTGAGCATTTTAGACAGATAGCTGAAGAGCTGAGAGAGGCTATGGAGCCTGAGGACTTCGAAGAGAGCTATGGCGAGGCAACCAGATTGCTGGAGAACTTCTAGACCGGAGGGCGAAAGCCCTCCTTTTTTGACACTGCTACGCCAGCAGGCCTAGGCTGACAGACAGAGCGCGCACACTCCTCGACAGACTCGATATACAAACATGAGATAAAAAGGGGGGAATTTATGGAAAGACTGCAGCTGATTCAGGCTATCGAGCTACTAGAGTATAAGGCAAAGGTCTATGCAGAGTTCTGGGGACCCGGCAGTGCAGAAGTAGTCATGATCGGCTACGAGATTAGCGAGCTTAAGTTTAAGCTGCTTGACCTTATGATCGAGAATTGACCGTTCGCGCAAGCGATAATTTGGCGGCTGATGAGGTCAACCGCACGCTGAAGCTCCGAGGGAGCTGCTCTTTAAACGCCAGGCTTCAGCGACCCAAAGCTCCCTCACCTTATAAAAAACCGACTCGATTTATTCATATGCCGAAGCACTAGCGCCTCGGCTGTAACTAAGGGGTTAAAAATGGTAAATCAAAAGAGAGCAGTCACAAACGCGGTCCTTAAAGTCAAGCCAGACTATGTTCTGAACGGCGACGTGACTCTAGCCAGCGTGCTCACAGACAGCGACAAGGCAGAGCTGAAGCAGATACTCATCAGCGGCTTCCTAGAAGGCGAGATAGAGATGAGCGACGAAGGCAAGACCAAGTATTTCTCTCAGCCAGCAGAGTTGGCTAAGTATGTCACCGGCCTAATCAACAACTGGGTTAGGAAGAACTCAGAGTTCAATGGCGGCGGCAGCTTCAGCTACACAGCCAAGAATCCTGGATCCCGCCGTGGTTCCAGCAATGAGACAGTCAGAGCCCTTCGCCAGCTACTGGCAATAACAACAGACCAAGAGGCTAGACAGGCTATCGAAACAGAGATCACTAGTCAGCTAGAAAGCCTTAAGCCAAAGGTCGAGATCAAGATCGAGGCTATCCCAGCCCACCTAAGACATCTGTTAGGCTAGTCATCTAGCAGGCAGGAGCATAACACTCCTGCCTTTTTTTTGACACTGCTACGCCGCGGGAGCTCAGTTGGCCTGCCACTAGCCTGACATCCGGCAGGCGCGCGTGACCGACGTGAGCCAGAGCATGGGACGAGGCTGTTCGCGGCTAGACCCCCACCCTCTTCGCCTACACACGCCAGTAATATTAATCACTTGTATAACTCCAACAGATTCGATATGACACCCGGAGAGGTGCATTCATGGTGGTTTATGAAGCAGATTTAGAGCGCTCGCTAGTAGGTCTAGGCGGTCTAGCCTCTGAGAGCTCTAGTAGCAATTCTAAAGTTGACGAAGTCGAAGCCTCGTCCCAGGCAGGTGAGGCTTCTAGCTCTCCAAGTAGGGCTGATACCTATGTAGAAGCAGACAAGCTCCTAGGTCTTCTGATTAGCTTTATGATGGGCAGAATACTGTCTAGACTAGGTATATAGTGAGGTAGTAAGTTATGTGTCTAGACTTTAGACTAACGATGCTAGTGCTTGATATGCTGCTGCGAATAGGCGTTGCAACAGGATCAGGGCGAGTTCAATCTCTATATAGCAAAAGGAGTAACCTCTTATGGAAGCAATCGAAATAATCAAAACCATCGCACTCCTATGTCAAATAACGGTAGCAACCTCCGGGGTAGCCAGAGACGCAAGGTTAAGCTCAGAAGAAGCTCAAAAAGACTGTCACAAATATTATGCCAAATGTATCCATAGCCCCAGAGCAAGAATGTCATACGATATGGCAGATGACCTCAGAAAGTGCATGGAAAAACGGTAAATCGCACGAACTGGAGTAGATTATGGTGGCAATAACTAGTAGAAAAACTACACGTCTAAGATACTGGATGAGCTGGGTTATGCTAGATATAGTAGCTAGGCTAGGTATAGGAGATGAGTAGTATGACAGAGCTATGTGACTTTCAAGGAAAGGCTCTGCTGCGCTATCGGAGAAAGGTTATGGAGCGCTGCTTTTTAGTGGCGCTGTTTAAACTAGAACTGATAACTAGCAGTCAACTAGTAAGCATGGGCAATATAAGCTGGCTACGGGTAGGTAGACCCTATGGATAAGTTAACTGGATTTCAGGGGAGGACTATGTGTCGCTATGAGAGAAAGATTGCGATGCGCTATTTTATAGTGGCGCTATTTAGACTAGAGATAATAACGGGCAGCGATCTAGAGGCTATAGCGAGCCGGAACTGCGAGCTCATAAATCACGAGATTATGTGGAGTTTTTTAAACTAGGGAGGTCTAGATGTTCTATGAGAAAAGAATTCAGCGAAAGGTCTCTAGAGAGCGAGATCAGCTAAACAAGATGACTAGGTGTATAAGCATCATGCTGGCTATGAGCAAGTTAGGCATTCTAAATAAGAGAGACTACAGCTCTTTTAGAGAACGAGTGCTCAGGCTATTCAACAGTGATTTCTAGCAGGCTGAACTAGACATGGACAGCGAAGGCGATCTACTACTGCTTAAAACTATATGGGGAATGGCATTTGTTCTTGTAGTTTTTGAATTTAGAGGCTACAGGAAAGCAATCTGGATAAATACTCTGCATAAAATTAGTATAGTTTGAGAGGTCTAGGTCTGCTACAACAGATTCGATATAAACACATGAGATAAAAGGGGGATTTATGGAAAAGCAACGGCTTATTGAGAAGATTGAAGAGCTTGAGAAGCGACTAGATGTTCACTGGGAGTTGTGGGGTCCAGGCTGTGTTGAGGTGGCAGAACTAAAGGCAGAGATCTATGAGGCCAACATGCAGCTAATCGACTGTATAGCAGAGGAGGTGGCATGAGACTGGTTTTGCACACTATGAAGTATCCGCTATATACGGTGTTCTTCTCGCTAGCAGACGACGAAACTATAGCAGAGAGTCCTGACTTCTATGAGCTAGAGGATGCGCTGGAATTCTTTAACTCTGTAGCGAGTGATTTCAAGCAGATTAACAGATACGACTCCTATGAGTCAAAAACCAAGGTTATCTTACAAACAACTGCAAGTGCAGAAAGGAGCGGCTATGGGCTATTTGTATGAGAATGACGGCTTGCCTTATAAGCTTACAGTAAACCTAGAAAACGAGTTTGGCTTTAGCGAGTTCGATGAGCTGCCAGACGACGGCGAGTTCGAGAACATCGATCAAGAGGTTCTTGCACTAGACTTCGAGAACCTAGATGTAGGCGATGAGCTAGAAGACTACAGTGATGACTTTGAAGAATAGCTAGCACTAGCGCCAGCAGCCAGTTAAACTGCGCTGCTGGTTTTTTACATTTCTATACCAGAGCTGGCTTCGGCAGGCCCGATATAAACGCGTGGTTGATAATTCAGTCAGCCTAACTAGGGAGCAGCATGTCTAAGTTGCTAAGTGTATCAGTCAGATATGAAGGCGATATCAATAGCTTTGTCAGCCTGCGCTATGCCGATGGCAGCGAGCAGCATTTCAGCTCTATAGAAGGTCCCTGGGAAGATGACGCCAGCGGCAGCAGAGTTTTCGAAACTGACCCAGTAATGGATAACTTTCTTCGCTCTATCTGGGAAAAGCACGCAGCAGACTCAGACACAATTTCAGAGCTAGAGCTTGACAGTGAGCTCAACTTGATATCTAGAGTAGACGAACCAGCTTTTGAGCAATAGATCTAGGCGAGGCGAAAGCCTCGTACTCTAGCAGGCAGTATATTTATACCATCAAAGGATCTAGTATGAACGAGACTACACGGCAAAAACTAATAGATATGCTATCTGACTATACAGAGAGTTCATTTGATCTTAGTGATCATATTAACTATGGCAGTAGTTTTAAAGGACTCTACAATATGACTGACCAAGAGCTAGTAGAAGAGTATGAGATGTATGCAGATGATGATGACGAGTTGCTAGCTGAATCCCGAGCAGCTCTAGCTATAGACAAGATGCTGGAATAGCTCTATGACTGACCGTATGGCTACATACATGCTCTGGCATTTTTTATGGCGGATAGAGATAATAGGCGACGAAGTTAACTGGAAACTAGGCAGCAGAGGAAGATACTGCGACTAGAAAAGAAGCGCTGGCTAAATGAATAAGCGTATAGAAGAAGGAGTTATCTATGCAGTATGGCGCCTAGGCCTACTAGACTACTATGAGGCTAGAATTATGTTTAGTATTATAGCGGTAAGACGAATGTATGAAGACTGGGAATGAGGGCGCCGCGTATCTAGAAGAGCGCATGATATTCCTGCTGCGCAAGCTAGGCGTTATAGATCACAGCGATGCCTTAATTCTGCTTAGTCTGCTGCTGCGGCACTTCTATGATGATTACACTGAGGAGGACTAGCTGAGGAATAGAATGTATAATGGCAATGAATTTAAACGTTTAGCAAAAGTTCTGCTCAAGCTTGAAGTCATCAATGAATCTGCTTATTGGAGTATACTAATGAGCGGTGTAATAGTCTGGGAGTAAGCCATGAGAATAATTATGTTAGTGTTAGCCATAAGCTGTACTAGTATATCTAAGCGAGAAGTCTATTATCTAGTGACTACTGATCATACCGTCTACAGATGCAGCGAATATCATCATGGAGCCTATGGAGCATCAGCTCTAGACTGCCTAGACTTGTCTACAAGCGAGCACATAGATCTGATAGCAAATCCCTATAACATAAAGGAAGTGGAGAAATGAAGAAGCTAATTAGAGACAGAATTCCAGAGCTAGCAGCAGCCAGCGGACGACAACTAAATATTAGAGTGGCGGATGAGACAGAATTCAAAGCTCTATTACGCGAGAAGCTCATAGAAGAAGCACTAGAAGTAAAAGGTGCAACCGATACTGAGCTAGTAGAAGAGCTAGCGGATGTTTTAGAGGTTCTTGCTGCACTCTGTAAAGCTCATGGCCTAGAAGAAAGTGTGTTTGAAGTAGGTAAGAAGAAAGCCGAAGAGCGAGGTGTGTTTGATAAGCGAATTGTACTAGAGCCGGAGGCTAAGGATGTTTGACGGCAAAAGTGAGAAAGCCAGATTAACTAGAGAAAAGCATGGCATGACCGAGTATCTGAAGCTAAAGCTAGAGCAAGAAGACTGGCATGGCGTAGCAGATGCAGCCATGGATATTCGTGAGCTGGTAGCCAAGCTAGATCTCTTAGAGGAGTTGGATGAGCAAGCCTAGTGTATACTATCGTGGCGGTATTCCATATAGCTATGATATGCATATAAAGAAACGCATGTTTTATACGCTGTGGGGGCTTGGTTTATGCAGGTGAAGTATACTAGAATTGTGTTAGGTTTTTCTAGCATGCTAGATAAGCTAGAAATAAACAGACCTGACACTCTTGCTCTAGTTACTATGAGTTTTTTCTGGACGTATATGCTACATGATACATCTGCTAGATTTGGAGTCAGCGATGCTCTTGAACTTGAAGACTAAGGCTTTCATATATAGGTTCTCTGCTATATTTGGACTGCGAATATATCTAGCTCAACGCGAAGAAGAAGACTATGTTAGACTACATAGAATGTATAGACTTATAAGAGATATCATCGAGGATGAAGATACACGAGACGATAAGGCAGAGTTTGGTATACTGCGAGGCATCTGGCATGCAAGCAATGGTTTTACTGCTATATATACTCGCAACATGAGCTTTAAAGATAGCATAGTGGCAAAGGTAAAGCATGCATTTGACTTCGACTATAATAGCTGGTAATAGCGAGCGCTCTTATAAAAAAGATCTGACGTGCATAAGAGAGCTGCATGACGTTCTCATAAGACTACAGATTCCTAGACCTCGTATAGCTTCATTATTTTATTATTGGAGACCAATTGAAGAGCATTAATACTGAGTTTTTTATACTTATAGATTTTGTGCTTGCGGTTGATAGGCTAGGATTTGAGTGGGACGAGCACTATAAATTATATAGCTATTGGCTAGCAAACATGAGGATGACATGAAGATAGCATGCATAAGTGATACTCACCAGCATCATAAGAAGCTAGTTATGCCAGCTTGCGACATGATTATTCATGCAGGCGACTTCACCTATCATGGGACTCACGAAGAAGTCAAAAAGTTCTTGAACTGGTATGGTGAGCAGCGAGCTAAATATAAACTATTAATTTGCGGCAATCATGAGGTAGAGATTAGCAAACAGCCATTTCAGCTCTTGCAACAGATGTGCGAGAACGAAGGTGTTCAAATCCTACATAACACTCATACTGTAATAGAAGGACTAA